CCAGTCTATAGCACAATATACCTCAGAGACTCCCCACAACATATCAGATAATGAATTGGTTTTGATATGCAGCACGGGTATATCCCAGTTCACTGTCATCCCGTCAACGGATGCAGGTTTGTTCGTCGGTTGATACCTCCAGTCCGGGTATAGTTCCCGTTTCGATTTGCCATCGACTGAAAACTGCCTGACATAGAACCATTTCTCTTGTCGATCTTCCGGATCGGTTCTGATATCCTGCATCTCACTGAACGGGATTGTTCTGATGATTACCCGGCCGGTATTTGAGTCAGTGAAGAATGCAAAAAACAGGTTTGCATTCAGCCGTAATTCTCGTTCGAGTGTGGTAAGCCCCTGGTGAGAGAGAATAGGTTTGTTCTTTGGATCCGTCCAGAACTTATCTAATACACGATCAACCTCTTTCTCTTCTCCTACGACTGAATAACCCGAACCCCACACGTATAACGTCTGAATATCAACCGCACGTTTGATTAGAGGGTTTTTCAGATAGTATACTTTCGCGAGGTCTGCAATTGTCTGAAGTTTGTCCCTGGTGAAGTCATTGCCGGATGAACCAGACAGGATCTCCCATCCGGATGTGATAGGTAATGCCCGCTCTAATGTGTCTAGTCGTTCCTGCAGTAACGATAGAGCTAGAGACTGCGTTTGAATAATGCCTTCCGCTTCCTGGATCTCCATGATTACAGGAAGAGTTCAAAAATAGGAGTGATAAAGGGCAGGAGAATTAATCTAACCTGATACACATGATTCGGTGCCCTATCCAATCTTTTGGAATTAGTGCCGCACCTGTATTCCCTTGTTGTCTGGCGATAACCTCCACCATCTCTCTTCCATGTTCATCATGGTAGATTGGATCCTTACGAGGTCTCCCCATTAAAAAGAGCCCTCCCAGGCTTCTGAAAACTCTTCGTCTGCAAACATTTCAGCAAGCCCGCTTATTTGTTTCAGTCTCAATACCTCATCCGGACTCATCCCCAATTCTTTTCCGATCCTCTGATCTGACCAGTTACGCCGGGATAAATCCTGCACAATCTCACTCATAGCACCCACCTGATGCTTCCCTCGTGCCCGATTATGTCGGATAGTTGATGCCATCCGGTCTCCTTTGTCTGTCCGGTCTTCATTTACCACAACCACAGGGAGATGAGATAACCCCATCTTCTTTCCTACAATGTGCCTATGAAACCCATCAACCACCTCGTAGCCATCTTCAGTTTCCCATACTACAATCGGCTGAGTAAATCCATCACTCTCGATAGATACCCGCAGCAGTTCCATTTCTGGAGGCGCTACAGAGTTTGGATTATAATCATTTGCATATACTTTGTCGGCAGTCACCCATTGCACCCGTGATACTGGATGATTCTTTGTCCAACTTAAATCAGGTTCCATTGTTGCCTCCTCCTCTTCATCAGTTTTTGATATTTCTCATACGCTGCTGTTTTTGTTGGGCTGAATGACAATCCCTTGCACCAGAAATCATTACGCAGAATGATCTTACAGATACGTTTCCATGATGGATGGTTATCTGATGCACCACAATCCTCTTCCTGTGTATCAGGCAACCCATCAGGATATCCTCGGATCTCATACCACCGGAGATAAACCGCGATCTTATTCTTGTAATGCTCCCGGGTTGTTTTAGGCATTGATTCGAGGAGGAGCATGGCGAACTCCTGCCAAGTCTGACCCTCCGGAAGCGTTATCTGATTAATACCTAATACGTTCCCGCGTTCGTTTGCGTATATTGCCCCAAAGTTTGCACCGCTCACACGTGATACTATCTTGTTCCAAGACTCCGGCTCGATGACATGAAAGAGCCATAAGCCCTGCCTCTGTTCGCTTCCGTATGGCTCACATATCCGCATTTTATGCAGAGATACTCCGGCCTGGTGCATCCGATCATAGAGTTTGTTATATGGTTTTCCTGTCTTCCCGTGATACTTCCAGATGTCTGATGTCTTCCAGTCATAGATCGGATATACGTTATACAGAGCTTCCCCGTGCCATGTAGTATAGCATTTCCCGTCGAGTGTCTGTTTCTTCCCCATTGCCACGGTTCGGAACCGATGCAGACTCTCATCTGACCTGATACCCACAAGGCACGCAGTCAATTTTCCTGCACTATACCAATGCCCGAACGCCGGAGCGAACTCCTCAAACGTCATTGCATGAGTATAAAACGGAAAGAACTTCTCATCAGTTATTGCGATATCTGGAGGTGAGCGAACCCATAGATCTTTTTTGTTTTGATCCCATGCTACCCATTCCGGCTCATATTGTGATACTGCATTAATAGTTTTTAGCGGGAGTGCAACCCAATATGGAATAATTACATCTTGATAGTGTGTGAACATCTCCACGACGTGATCAATCGTAAGTTTGTATTGAGCTTCCCAATCAATGAATAAGCACCCTATCTTCTTCCCACGTCTCCGAGCCTCTTCTGCTACTAAATGTAGCATTACAGAAGAGTCTTTGCCACCTGAAAAACTCACATATATTTTTGGAAAGTTGTCAAAAGTCCATTCAATACGTTGTTTTGCAGCAGTTAGAACATCAATCCCAATTGGAATCTTCAGGGAACATTGCATTTACTTCAGCCTCCATTAATCGAATTATTTCACCGGTTTCTTTTACTGTGCAGAAATAACGATCTCGTTTTGTCCAATTTACCATTTCAAACACCTCGTATGCTTCACCAGACTCTAAAATATAATAGTAATAAACACCACGCGTTCCTTTAGAGTTTGAATGCGTATAATCCACTTTTGGGTTTAAAAACACACGCTTAAATTTATAATGTAGATCTAACCCGGTTATCCTGGCCACCCAGGGTTTTGGATGATAATATCCAACCAAATACCCAACCGTGCCATAATCTGAACCATCTCCAATTCGTTCCAGTTTTAAAGAGGCTTTCATAAAAATTAGTATTTGAGGAGGCTTTCGAGATCCGAGATATATTGCTGAATCTCTACTCTGATCTCTTCTTTAATCTCTTCAAACTCGTAATAATCCCGCTTTCCAAACAGTTCCCCGGCAAGAGTGTATATTCCGGTTTCGTCCTCTTCCATACCGGCGAGTTTCCGCACAACAAATTCTGGGCAGATCTTATATTCAACATCGAGATTTCTTTTGTCGTGCTTGTCTGCGTAGTAGTTTCTGACTTCAATTTTTGTTACCATTTCATTTCACCTGCTACAATATTACATTGGTTTACCAAATATAAATAGTTATCTCAAATCAATATGCCATATGCGATGGTATATCCATTTCACTATGTTATGTTCAATAACATAGTAAGAGTCAATAAATAACATAACATAGAATAATGAGATGTGAAAGAGGACTGGGTAACGTCAGAGACAAAACTTCGAGGAGAGGTAATTGATGTCGAACCGTATATTTACCTATCAGAATACGGGAACAAATACCGAATAACAAAGAAACAGGAGAATGTAGAAGTTAGATTGTTTGGATTTAAGGTATGCGCTAATTGCGGTAAGGACATACCTGATGAAAAGCCAACCGAAATACAGGGCGTTTGTTTTTGTTCCGGCACTTGTGCTGATGAGTATAGAGCAAATGGCAACGTAGAGTATTACTCCCCGGATGAATAAATGCCAACATACCACGAAATTGACGGAGTGAAATACCGGCAGACTACCGTCCTCATCCGGGAAGATTTACACGCTCTAGCTAAATCAGAGAAGTGGAACGTTTCGGCTTTGTTGAATAAAGCGCTTGAGAACAAACGAGACGGGTGGAAGGAATGAGAACCGAACGGGAACTCAAAGACAAACTCACAGAGATTGAGATGAAGTTGCTATATCATAGATTCGATGATTTAGAATATCTCCATACTTTACAAGAACAATATTCCTTCTTGGAATGGGTTTTGGGTGATGCAGAATGATCCCTGAATGCTGCGGGGAATGCCCTGCCATATTCTACAATCGGCAGTCTTGTAATAATGTGTGTTCTGTAATGAGGGGGCCAACAGGAAACATTTACATTACAACCAATAGACTAAAGGACTGCCCTATATTTAATCCTGAAAAACGCAGTAGGCTTGTTTATGGTGATGGGCTGTGTAAGGATTACTATGAGGTGTTTGAATGATCCCACCGGTTGAAGTCAGGCAAGATAGGCCATGTGAGGAATGCATCTGCCATATTCCTGGTTCCCCATCCTGCAAAATGGTATATCTCAACCGTAGATGGTTATCGAAAGAGCCATGTAAATACCATTTAACCGCACGGGAATTACAGGAACTCATGGATACCGGAGTGATTGGATGATTATGAATCTATCCCAGCGCAAATTAAGAGATTGCTCATGGTGCATTGCGTGCTATGGACCTGATAATATGTGTAATAATCCAATATCCGATTATTATGGAGCAACTGATAGAGGTTATCGGGATTGTAAATTTAATATTACTCCCGAAGAGTTGAGAGAATTAATAGGAATGGTTGATTGAACTCATCGGAAATTCCGAATAGTTCGAGTGATGAACCATTAAGCAATCCTTAACAGTTGGTAACATGATGACTAAACAGGAACTAGACGACTATAAACGCCGGATAGAATTGATCATGAACGATCATGAAACATTGAAACGGTCCGAAGAGTTCCATCGTAAAATGCAGCGCAAGAACGCTGAAGATATGGATTTGAGGTTTACAATATGAACAATCAAGTAAAACTTGAGAGTTGAACCATTAAGAAACTCTTAACAGTTCAATCCAGTTTTGTTATCCTCACCCTGTGACCTATCCAGTCCTTAGGCGGATACACCCGGCCGGTATTGCCCTGTGCCGTCACAGTCTCCTCAATATACTCATTGCCATTCTCATCAACCTTGACCGGGTTCTTGCGTGGCCGGGCCATTACAGATACTCCAGTTCAACATCTTTATACCAGTCAACACTGGCAGGCAATACATTATCTTCATTCATTCGTGATATTGGCCCGTCTTCTAACCAGTCCCATATGTTCCCTGTCCAAGGTAACGGGTATTCTTCGGTTGACTCATATTCGTTCTGGTCTTTCTCAGCTTGTTCCAGGTCAACAGTAATCATGAGTTCAGTATAGTATTTGCCATTGAACCTGACTTCAGCCGTTTTCTCATATGATATCGAATCGGTGAACTTATCCAGGTTCTCAAGCGTTATCGGTTCTGTGCTTCTGATAGTTGCCTTAATCTGCTGAAATAATTCGGGGGTATCTTCCAAGAGGAGGAGGTCTGATTCGTCTGTGGTTATCATATTACTCATCCTCATCCCAGGGCTCATCAGTCTCTTCAACTGATACCACTTTTCTATCGGTGATTCTAAAGAAATCACACCATCTGGAGAACTCTGATGAGTATGTGCAGATAACCTCTGGCAGTTCTTCATCCCATTCCTCTACAGGGGGCATTTCGTTCTCTGGTGAACCTGCCGGATATCCCATCATCTTCTCATACTCTTCCGGGCTGACCAGTGCCGTGACTGTAAATGTCACCATCAAATTCTTTTTTACCATTTCATTCATCTCCAAAAAATTATACTCCATTCCGGAGTATTCTGTCACACTCTGCTCTGTTCTCTGGTTTACAGAGTCTCTCAATTTCGTCTGAATCACAGCCCCAATCCCGGAGACAGTGGTATACATACTCATCGTCTTCGTAGTCGGTCAAATCCCCGCACATTTCGGGCTGGTTCTTTTCAATCTCTGCGAAGTGCTCATTCATGATTTTATATAGTGCGTTTGTCATTGTTTTCACCCAAATACAATTCTACCAGTAGTCAGAAATTCTGTAATGAATACATTCAATCTCTCTGGTTCATCCATCTCAAATGTCCCGTTTCCTACTTCGTTCTCATCTTCCATACATCTCACAATCATCACCGGTCTGAATGTAGTATCATAGTCGATCTTTACTGTGTTTGTGGTCATCTTACTCACCTTTTTTGTTGTTGATTTGTTCGGAAGTCATTCGTGGCGGTGATATTGCTTAATTCATTCCCGGTGATTTCACGGTTTTTACCTATCGGATTTTATTCGGTTATCGTTTCAGGGCGGTGATCTGGTAGAATTTTTATCCCGGTTTATCACGGCTTGTCTCCATTTATTGTAACAACACACCGTTCCTTCCAGAGGTTTTCCCGGTTGCCCGATAACCAACCCGAGGGATTTACGGTTTTCATGTCCGAGTTTTACTTGGCCTGTATGAGTGTGCTGTTACATTACAATAGTGGGACTCACAAATATAAATAACTATTCATTCGATGTCAGCACATACTAAAACATACTAAAATGTGTAAAAATAGTAGAAGAGATTAAACCGGGCTTATCTCGTATGGTTCTTCGTATGTAACCGGGACTGTATGCTCCTGTTTCACCGGTACAAGCATTCGAGCAGCGTAAGCAGTCATGTCTACCTGGTCATCATTCTTCCCCTTCGGGAATTTAAGTAACTCCTCTTCAAAGCCGTCCAGGTATGCAGCAGCCACGCGGTGATAAACTTTCCCGGCCTTGTATCTCATAGCCATTGGAACCGCACGGCTGTATTTATCTGCGTCTGCATTGACATCATAGATAGGTAATCCTGCTATCTGCAAATACTGTAATGTTGCAAGTCCTATACCATTCTTCTCTACCCCTATTGCAACCGGGTGATACCGAGGGTAGAGTTTCTTAACCTCATCAACCTGGTCAGGCACAGTCATTTGCATAGATAACACATCAACGAGTAACAGATCAGCAGCAGGAGTGAGATACCACGTTCCTAAAACCCCATAGTCGGCAGACGTTTTAGATGAGCCTGTTGGATCATATGTCTGGAAACAAACACAGGTGTTTTTAGGGACTACTATATCTGTATTCGGAAGATGCAAAATGAACAGATCGTCTTTTATCTCAAAGTATCTGAAATATTCTTTCTTGAACAGGCTTCCCTTTTCAGATAATGGTTTCCCCCTATACAGGGATGCAAAATCGTATGGCCCTAATGTATGCTCAATGTCCTGTAAATCATCCAGGTTGTGAAGTTCCGGGCATAGTGGTGTCCCTGGCAATCTGCCGAGGGGATCATTCTCTTCTGCAATTGCAGGGAAATTTATAACCGTCCATTTCTCTCCTTCGGTTTTCATTAACCAGCCGGATAGATCCTCTGTGTGCCACCTGGTTTGAATAAGGATAATGCATCCGTCTTGAGATAACCGGGTACGAATAACTGTCTTATACCAGTCGATTACATCTTTCCGGATGGTTTCTGATTCCGCTTCTTTCCGGTTTTTGTGGGGGTCATCAATAATTATCAGATTTGCCGGCTTGCCAGTTATCGGGCCTCCAACACCGGCAGAAATCATATATCCCCTCTGGTTTGCAATCTTCCAGGAGTCTTTCGCTTGAGAAGAGTCTGACAGTGCCAAATCCCAGATATCTAATCCTTGCGTCTTAAACAAGTTCCGAGCATTTTCAGAGAAACCTGATGCTAAATCAGCGCCGTATGAAGTTAGAATGATTCGGTTGTTTGGATGATTCCCGAGATACCACACCGGAAACAGTTCAGACGTTGTATAACTCTTCCCGTGCTGAGGGGGCATGTTGAGAATAAGCCTTCGGATCTCTTTTCTTGCGACCTTCTCAAGAATGTCACAGAGATAATCCAGGTGATTATAGGGTTGCCAAAATTCGTCAGTCGCATATCTACAAAAGAATTTAAGCGACTCTTTCGATCTGACTCTTGCCTGATATGATAACTGATTAAACAGTATCGGGTTCTGTAAGTTTAAGGGCTGCGAGCAGCTGGTCATCTGTTAATGTGGCTCCAATATTATAATCCATTGCTCCCTGTTGAGGTATTAGTGGAGAGATATTCTTATCCATATCGTTCAATCCTTCACGGATCTCTTTTGCTAGTGCGGCTATCTCTTTACCGTCCTGGTATTCTCCCGCCATTTTCTTATTGAGGAGTTCCATGAGAACTGATGTTAATCGTATTCTATAACTATTGATATCGAATGATTGAGCTATTGAGGTTGCTATTATTGTATCGTTTCGTTCTATGATATTCTGTATTAATTCTTCTCTGAGGTCGTCGTGAGTATCGAAAAACCTCTGAACGGTATTTGGTGTTATTCGTGTACCGGATGTACCGGATAATTCACTTGCAATATCACGATATGATTTTCCGGCTTGTCGTAAATTATACGCAGATTCCTCTAAATTGAATTTCTCGATTTTATTGATTGCCATTTGCTTGTACCGGTTTGTACCGGATAGGTATTATCAGGGCCCTTACTCCCTGTAAATCATAGTAACAAAAACAGGATATTTAAACGGCAGGAAATGAATCAGTAAATCATCATCAGTCCTATCATACACAATCCCACGATTGAGAGTAACAATCCTATTGTCATATACCAGAGCCTGACTATATTGTGCTCTGCGTTTGTTATCCCTGCATGCAGTCCTATTTGAGTTCTGCAGAGTGATGCGATCACTTCATTTTGAGACCTGACATGATCCATGATCATGTCCGTATTGGTATCTGTTGTCACAAAGAAGAGTTGTGAAACGGCTGATATAAAGGGTAGGAATTGACTATGGGTGCATTAACCCGAACCGCTGAAGAACCGATTGAGGATAGTAATCTTTACCGGTTTCTTCGTTGTATTTCAGGCATTCCTTACAGCCTGCGAGAGACATCTTATGCTTAAGTCTCTTACAAGTAACGACACCGAATAACGAATCCTCTTTTGTTAAGTGCTTACATGCCTGCCGTGATGCGAGAAACCTTAACTGCTCCAATACCGGAGCATCAAACACCCATAGGTTTGCCGGTGTGCCACCTTTGCCGGTTTGCTTACCTCTGCTGATGATGAACCCGTGGCTATAGAGACTAGTGAGAGATGAGTTATCCAGCCTGAACGGCAACGAGTTGGCAGTCCATGGTGCTGAGGGATGATTACCTAGTGCTAAATAAATCCTGAACGCAAGCGGATACCTTGGATTCTTGATACTTGGTGTTTGTCGTCTCATTGTCTGGTTGTAAGTCCGCACTTGTCACAGAGATAATGGATATCATACGTCCTACCTGAGAATACTGTGATTATCTCTGGTATTGGTATTGGGTACTCAATCATCTCTGTTCCACATCTCGGACATCGTTTCATTCTAATGATCCTACAACTTTCACATGGTTTGCAGGGCAGGAGAGAATAAACCCGCCCTGTATTCCCCATCCTGAATCAAAGATCCTGATGAGAAGATGATCATCGTTCAGGTTCAGGATTTTACAGGGTTTCCCCTGGAGACTCATAATCCATTCCGAGCCTGTCTTTGGTTCGTATCGGCCCCATATCTCATCCATTGTTTCAGAGTTTACCGGTTAAGAGATACCAGAGTCTTTGTCTGAATCCTGCTCTTTGAACCTTGTATTCGATTGCCATCAGTCGTTTGTGTTCTCTGATGAGTGTGTCATCAATGGCTTTATCTAACAGATCCCGGGATTCCTGTATTTGTGCAAATAATTCATCTAATTCTGAACCATCTACTCTGACTTTTACACCAATTTCAATCGTGTTTGGTAATGGCTCTTTGACGGTTTCTATCCATGCCCCTTTCTCAAAATGTCCGCTCATGATGCTCCTAATATGAAATACCAGTATGTTACCAGTGCAGAGAATGAAATAAACAATGCAATTGACAGGGTTCTGAAAAACTCTAATGAATCTTCAGTCATAATCCCCCCTTCACAAACTGATAGATTGTGATGAATGCGAGTAACCCAGACAGCCCCCATGCTGCAAGTTCTCTATACCCCATCAATGCAGTTTTTGCTCCGGCATCCTGATCTTTCACGCTTTCAAGTGTGTTGATTCTGATTTCGTGATCATTCAGAGTGGTTTGTATCCCTTGGAATGTTTCAGTCTGTCTGCAATCTTCTTCTTTCTGTTCAAGACACCGGATACGAGTTTCGTGATCATCAACTGATGCATCCAGTTTCTCTTTGATATATTGTACGTCTTTCTGAATCCCCGTAAGACATACAACCATATTTTGTTCAGTTATGACCGTTATCTTCTCATTCGGCATGATTACCTCAATAATTAATACACCTCAGTCAGGGGATGAGCCTGATATGCATCTCGGGTTATGCTCTGAAGTGCCGGTATGCTAATAATGGGAATTTGAGCTCTATGGAATTGAATTGTAATCGATCTCATGTGTGGGTTTTTTGCGCTTTGGGGTTGCATACCGGGTAATTCTCATACCGGTTTGACCCGGATGATGAGATGTTGTTTCCCTAAATTTTGTATTTAGGAGGAAACATAATCCTCTTCAGTTTTGGCGGATTAGTTTTACACATTTTCTTCATCACTGGTGCCTCTGCTGAAGAGATCTCATACTCCGGATCTGAACCGGATGAATTACAAAAATATGAGTTGTTGTTTAGATTCCGGCTTCTTTCTCAAACAGTTTTCTGATAGACTGTTCGTTCCCGGAATACTTCTCACCCGTTGGGAAAATTACCTGCCATCGCTTCTGCTCTTCGAGATGTGCGACATCAGGATTGTCATTGATTCCGATCTTAAATCCGTTCTTCTCTTCTTTTACCTGCATTTATTCCACCTGTGTGAGATTTCGATATATGGCTCTTCCAACCTGCTCTACTACAGCAACTAAAAAGCCATAAGACGTGAGTTGTGCTTCAATTCCTGCCTGCGTGATTTCAATCCCGCTGATTACCGATACTAAACCTATACAGGCACCTATCACCAGAGTCGCCCCCATCTTCCAGGGATCAAACTTTGGAGTTTCTTTCGTCGGATCTACTACCTGCCGTGAGAACCAGAGCAGAGAGTAAAGTAATGCTGCTGCTACAGCAACAATTACCGGCTGAAATTCAATCAATCTTGTTCCTCCGAGGTATTGGCCTCTTCACCGGCCTCAATGATTGTTTCGTTCACTATCTCTTCGGTTTCAGTATCCCATAACCAATCAAACCCGCCATCTAGTGATTTATTAGTATCACTGTTCAGGACTGCATGATCGTGCCTATTGTATGAATACTGCATTATGCTTGAGTTCGTATCTAATCCGGACTTTAACGAGCCTTTCACATCTTCATACAGGTATCCTGATGGAGTTGTGCCCTTGATTGATACTCCTACTGTTTTCCCCTGCACTTCAACCTGTGACTCATAGGTAGTTCCAGGACCGGACCCCATCAATCCCCATAGCCCTTCTACAGTTTGAGTTTCAGGGAGTCTGCTGCTTGACTGATTCCCATATCCTGATAGGAAATTGCTCTGGTCACACATGGATTCAGGGATATTGGTTCGAGTAGAGAACATCCCGGCAGAATCAAACGCAGTCAGCATTCCCAGTGTTTCCACTTTGGTTGAATCGGTTTTCATTATCCCGGTTCTTCCTAAGCTCACTATTGTTTGAGATTTGCCGCCGTATTCATATGAATCGTTGACCGTTCCGAATCTCATGAGGTTATTCGAGGTTTCCCATGATTCATCAGTATTTACGATAATCGAACCGCCATTCGCGTATACAGACGATGAGATAACCGCATCAGAGATTGAGCATATAAGCAGGCAAAAGAGAAGAGACCCGATTATTACGGCTAAATATTTCATTTTCCGAATGGACAGATTTTCTTAAAGAATTTTATCGCTTTTTGATGTAACTTGTCAGAATTCTTTTTTGCCGCCTGGTGTGCGGCCTGAAGTTCTTTATCAGAATATTCCGCATCTAACAGACTGCCGGAAGTCATACATAGTATAAGACTTGCTAAATAATGGCTTTTTTGAGAAGAAGAAGGAGAAGAAGAAGATAAATCAGTCTAAAGTGAGAATTACTTATTAAAATGAGATGAAAATAAAATTCTACACCGGCCTTCCCGTGATTCCGAGATATGGCCGGTTGCAATCAACTTATCTATTGTTGTCAGGATATACGAGCGCGAATAGTGCCCTATACATCGTTTCACTACCTGCTCTTGTTTTGTTCCCGGATGTTTTTCAATGTCTAATGTGATGAGCGCTGCTATTTCATTCTGATGGGACTGCCTGACAATCATCCGAATATCCTCCGTGTGGCTGTGATCTTTGGTTCAATGAGGTTCAACCATTTCAGGTTCTTGAAAGCACCTCTAACGATGCTTTCAGCTTCTGCCTGTGCCGTTTCAGTATCTTTCGCTTCTATCTTCCCTTCCAGTCTGACACAGACTAAAACCTGCCATGATTCAGACATTTTTTAACTGCTCCAGGATCTGTTTCTTCTCCTCCTCAATCTGGTTGTATTTGTCTTTGAGTGCTGCTCTTTGTTTCAACCCTGCTGCAAGTATTTCAGTACCCAGCTCTTTCATAGATAATCCTGTGATCTTGGATAAGTCCCTCAGGCAGTCAGCAACTGCATACCCTTTCTTCGTATTGAGTTTGATAGATGTCCCTGCAGGTTCCGGGTATCTCTTCTTCGTTTTCTGAACTGTGTTCTTCCCAGGTAAACCGGGTATTTTTCCAGATGGTTTGATATCTGCTTCTGATTGTGTCTGAACTCTTCCTGGTTTAATGTTTGAGGTTATTGGTGCAGGTTCTTTCAGTTCTTTCTCTATCCTGCTCTTTCGTATGGTGAGTTGTTTCATTCCGGTTTCGGTGAGTGCCCATGTGCCAGATACTCTCTCTCCTTCGATGTATCCCTTGGTGATATAGTCCTGAATGGTGCCTGGTTTGTATCCGGTTTGTTTGTATGCTTCCTGAATGGTATAGTAGGTTTTCTTTTCGTGTACGAACATTGTTTTTACTCCTTTATTTGTGATAGTAACTTTAATCCGAGTTCTGCATCGATTACCATGATAGGATCTTTGTAATTCTTCTTAACGAAGAGCAAAGGCCTTAGATCTTCTTTCTTCGCGTTTACTGTTGCCTGTTCCCAGGCTTTCCATATATTGATTGATTCAGTGCATTTACATTCCACCCCATAAGGGAATTGCTTTCGTGCTGCGTTCGATAGTTTGATATCGCATCCCTGTTGTCCCATTGCGGTTGATACTGCATCTTCATCAGGGAAGTTGAAATATGACCGGATTAATTGAGAGATCTTCTTTTGAAACTCTCTTCCCTTTCCTTTCCGGCTTTGTGGCGTGTTTGCTGTCATGGTTATTCGTGTGTGTTTGCTGCAATGCAGTCTTCACAGGGCAATACAGAGATGTCTGCATGGCCCAGACATCGCTCATATTTGTCGCACCATTTGAAGTCTTTGAAGAATGTATCTCCTGATTCATATCGCACAATCTTCATCTGGTTGCATTTCTGACAGTTCATGGTTTTACCAATAGTCATTCATTGAATTGTTATTCTCTGATGTTTCGGTATGGTTCGGGCACCCGGGAACGGTTTTCGGGTAATTGATATTTAATACTCCAGGTGAGAAGAACTCACACCAATGCGCCGGGATTCCCTGGTAGGTGCCGACATGCTCACAGTTTTGGCAGTTCATTTAGTTTCCCCTCGAATCATCTCTATCAATTTATCCATCCGTTCTTCATAATCTGAATCCGGGTTCATTTTCTCTATCGTTATCACAACAAAAGGAATCGGAAAAATGATTAACCGAGTTCTGTATTTATTGCGATACCAAGACGCACCGATGCACCAGACATTCGGGGCAATATCGACTCTGATTGTAGTCATTCACATCCACCTCTGGAGGTCTGCTTTATCTCTTATGGGATACAGGTGTGGAACGGTTACAATATGCATATATGTCCCCATCGGTACGCCTACTTCAGTTGATACGTGCTCCATAAGCCGAACCAATCCGTACGCATTTGGCCCGAATGCTTGAAGCATATCTTCTGATCTGAATAAACAGATCATATTCAGCCGGTTATTCCGATACAAAAACTGGATATACTGAAGACAGGGGACGGTTGCCATTTCATCATCCCGATAAGAATCATACCTCGGATTCCAGGTTATTGCAAGCGCCCTTCTTGTGTTTGGTTCTGCTTTCAGATGCTGGATTAACCGGTCTATCTGATTGTATGTCTTATTTCCTGATATCGAGAAAGAATCATAGGAGAATAACCTATCATGATACGTATAATCGAATTCGGAGAATGTCCCTTCCATCAGTTGTTTTGCATATTCTTCACACTTCTGGAGTTGAAAAGAAGATTTAGGATGAATCCTATCATCTTTTGGACAGGTAATCTCTACATATGCCGGTCGTAACATCTCCCAGGTTGTTTCACCGTCTTCTGTCTCAATCTCGTTATGGTTCCAGATCAGATTATGCATGAACCACTGATGAGCTGCTGAAATAGTAGGCAATCTATGTGAGATCATGCGAATGCACCTGCCTGATACATTCTATCCAGTTGTTTTATCGCTGCGATAGGTACGTGCGTATGATACTCGTTTACCAGTGCAATCTCACAGTATTCTGATTTGTCACCGCTTGTCTTTGCAAGTGCCCGGACAGTCGGTATGGATTTCTCCGGTATGGATATCTCCCAGATGTTCTCAGGAGTGATGAGAGTGACCGGTATCATTCAATCTCACTCCACTTCTTGAGTAATGTTTCAGGCCCGATGTCACCGGATAACAGGTAATCTATGAGATATACCTGGTGACTTAACCGTCTCAAGTCATCTGCAACCTCACTGAACTTCTGCAGGACTTCATCAGGATAATCTCTTACAGTTCCCCATTCGTTCGGAATCTTGTTAGTTAAAACGCATTTATCAATCTCTTCTGCCATGTCTGCCAGTGCCCACCGATGAGTGAAATGCCCGCCGCTCATGATGATTCCACCGGGCACAGGCATTTCCATTCCGGTTCAGGTTCGGATGCAGACTTAATCAGGAGTGGGCGTAACCCAGGGACTCCCTCTATCTGCGAGATGTTTAAGATCTCATCGTCTGAATATTCTTTGAGTAAGTCGATTATCTGTCTCTTTGTTGCCTTAGATGGACAGGTATAGGAGTGCCCGAGTTTGATGAGTGCTGCGTGCTCGTTGTATCGCTCAATGATTTTCAGTTTTTCTGTCATTCTAATGTCTCCATGTTGCCGTTTTCGTATACTCTGAATGCTTTGATGTCGCTTGCAGGGCTTTCAGTTCTGTCATTTTTCAACCGGTTCATGAACCTCGAAACGTCTTTGTCGGTTTGTGGCCGGTAAAGATCATGTTGAGTTTCTGAAGTGAAATTATACGAGAATATCACTGATTTCATGCAATTACCTCACCAGATCTGATTCACATACTGTTTTGACTGCCGTGGTTTTGCACATCTTACACCATCTCTGGTACCCATCCCGCTCGTATTTGCTCTTATAGAACTCTTCCAATGGTTTCAGCATCCCGCACCGGTTACACTGTTTGAGGTTCGGATCTTTGGTTTTGTTCGATCTGTGTGCGTTCCTCCGGTATTCTGCATGGCAACTTTTACAGAGATACGTGATCCCGTCTTTCCCGTGTCGATCAGAATAATACTCTGATAACGGCTTTTCCTGCTTGCATTTGGGACATATCTTTGTATCTGCCATTTAAATTACTCCAATTGATTTCTCTATTCGGTGTGCAAGTTCAGGTTTAAATCTCCAAGTCGATGGTACGTAGTTGTGCCTTCTTCTCACCATCTCAATTATCCCATCGGTTTTCATCCGCCTAAGTGCCATATAGTTCGGTAACAAGTCAGACACATCAGGATAACTGAAATGAGTTCTTCCCACTCGTTTAAACACTTCAACGATCGAATCAGTGTCTTCTTTGCTGTAGTATTTGAGTACACAACCGATTGCAGGAGGGTTCTGTCTATATCGTTCTGCTGAATATCCGGGCATGTTAGAGACTCCTGTTCTGGTGATATCTGCTTAACGTTGCTGATTCCTGGTTCTGGTATTTGGAGTTCTGTCTGTCTCCGTATGGTAACTCAGCGGGCATTGTCTGAAAGAATACTATCTGTGCAATAGGCATACCTGCAGAAAGAAGAATCTGGTTTAATGAACAGTTGTGGAGTTCAAGCGTGATGGTGCCTGAGAATCCTGCATCGATCCATCCTCCGGTTTGGTGGATGGATAAGCCCAATCGTGCTAATGAGCTCTTTCCCTCGACTGAACCAACGATATCGGCAGGCAATGTTATTTTTTCTTCAGTTCTACCTAAGATAAACTCTCCGGGCTGAATCCAGAGTTCTGAAACGGTTTTCTCATAGAATGCTTTCTCGACTGTTCTCTCATCGTATGGATTGATACCGCCGTTCGATTTGGAGATTTGAAAGTTGTTACCTAAATGGAGATCATATGAGTTTGGATTGATTGAATCCTCACCATATGGTTCTATTTTTATTTTGCTGCACTGGATCATTGCTCTGATCTGTTTATCGACTTGTATCAAGCTGTCACCTGCAATAGTTTGGCAATTCTCTCTTTGTCTTCCGGCCATTCGATTGAGATTAAATCAGTTATACAATCCTGGAGTTGCAGAATCACATCATTCACATCCGCTTTGTTGTTGATCTCTATCTCCTGTGCTCTGAACGTGTATCCGTGGATGATTGATTCGGCTTCCAGTGCCTCCGGTTCTGCTACTCGTTGCCAGTCTGCGATATCATCCATATCATATCTATACGGACACATTGCAGGGGAATCATTTCCCTCAATGACTTCCAGGATGCACGGGGATTCATCGGTTTTGTTACAGGCTGTACAGATGTATTTCTTCATTGGTTATCCTCCGGTGCGGCCCATCGCCGTTTGCTGATATGTTTCCATCCATGATACGACATCAACCGGCAGATCATTGATGTTCGTGCAGAGTCTGATCGAAATTGTGATGCATACTGCGAGAGTTCAGGATACTGCTCCGGTTCATGCGTATACGCTTTGTAGATGTCATGAGCAGAGAGATAGGAGAGTGATCCTTTCAGTTCATGGAGTTCTGACAGGATAGGTTCTGCATTTACGTTTCTGAACATTTGGCGCGACATTTCTAGTTCTCCGGTTTGTATACGTAAATCTGGTATCTGCGTTTGGTTTTCGCTTTGTTCTGTTTGTTTCTGACTCGAACCTGGTATCCCTTCTTGAGCATCAGGAGTTTATACCGGATCATGTCTTCCGGGCTCTTCTGAGTTGAGATGAGCCGAAATGGTAACCCGTCAATTATTCTAGTGTTATCACTCTCTTCAGGCTCGCATCCGCCGACATGCCAGTGAAAGCAGAACGGGCAAAAATAAACGTGTAATGGTTTCATCTCACCGCGTGAACGGATTCGCTGAAGACTTTTCTTTGCATCCTCCTCAGTGAGATGGCTTATTTTCTTTATGCAGCATGAATACCGGGAGAAACCATTTATCGAATCTGGTATGCAGGACATTTCAGATCCTCCGGATTTTGCCTTTCTTCTCTGTGAATTCTGCAATCCGTTTCTTTTCAGAGATTATTCTTTCAACTTCAGAACGAGCATGACCTGATTTAAGAAGAATCTCAAATATTACTGCTTCTTCAGCCCATCCGTCTGCATCCTGGTTTCGATCATACGTCTTATCGAATTCTTTGATAAGATCCCTGGTGCTCTTTGGTTTATCCCCGCCCCATCTATCTGAATCTAATTCTCCGGTTTTCGGATCATATGCTACTTTCCTCAGGCACTGATCTACGATATGGATAACTAACTCTGCATCCCGCTCATCGACCGTTTCAGACAGTCTGACCCGTGCGGATGCTTCAGCGAGTCTTATGAGTGCTTCAATCTGACGTGCAGTGATTGGTACTGGTTTTCCTTCTGATGCTTCTGACCGGACAGATACGAAATAGTTTTGAAGTTTCAGTTTTGCTTCTGGAGTGAGAACCGGGATGATCCGCTTTGCATAGGCAATGTATTTTCGCATTAATACCGGATGGATTGGAGGTAATACCAGATTCTCTAATATTACCGGTTCCCGTTTCTCATGTTCGGCTTTTAATATCTCTGTGCCGGTTGAATGAGCTGATAAGATATGGTTTGCAAGTTTCGTGTCATGAGTTGTTTCAGGTTTATCCGTAACCAGATAGATGAGATCAAACCGGGATAGCAGAGATGGAGGCATATTAATCTGTTCTGCTATCGGCAGATAGTTATCAAATCGTCCTAACTTTGGATTTGCGGCTGCGAGAACAGATGTCCGGGTTAAGAGCGTGGCACATATCCCCGCTTTGGCAACAGATAGGGACTGCTGTTCCATCGCTTCATGGAGGGATGACCGATCATGAGAGTTCATCTTATCAATCTCATCAAGGGCCAGAACTCCCATATCTGCAAGAACCATTGCCCCGGCCTCTAGTGTCCATCTCCCATCAAACTCATCTTTTACAGCCGTTGCTGTGAGTCCTGCAGATGATGAGCTCTTCCCTGATGTGAAAATTGATCGCGGTGCAATCTTGGTTACATACCGGATAACCTGAGACTTACCTGAACCTGGATCCCCTATGAGTAATACATGAATATCCCCACGTAACCGGGATCCGTCCGGTAAGTTCTTTGGGACTCCTCCAAAGAGCTGGAGAACGATTGCTTTCTTGATGTCATCCATCCCGTAAATACTCGGAGAGATGGAATGGAAGAACCTGATGAACACGTCTTTTTCTTTTGAGAGTTCGCGGATAGATTTCTCATCGTCTTCAGAGATGGTTATCTCACCGAACTCTTTTTCCTGGATTTCAATGGATACGACTTCCAGGTATCGATCAAACGTTGTGGATTGTCCTCTTTGAAACCGCTTTACAATCCCATTGATACAAACCCGATCACCAGCTTTGATGATACCACAAATATCATCGGATATCTGACAGTCGATGGTTTCTAATGATGAACCTGCACCAGCACCCTCTGGAGACTCCTGGATCTTTACTCTCTGTGTATCTACATACTGCGAGAACTCCTCTTGGAATTCTAAACGCGTCTGATTACATCCATCGGCTGAACACTCCTGAGGGACTTTGATAGGGCCTGGACCTTGTATCCTGGTGGTTCTGTGTCCTGCTCTACATCTGAATACTGCAATGGTGAGCCGGGATCTTACCTCAGATGACTTTCTCACAATCCCTTCAATCGTGACTAATTTGCCTACGTGTAAGTTTTCACGGATATCAGGAATGGATGTTTTTCTTGGCAGGTTGAAGAACCGAACATGGATTGGTATGTTCAAAGTCTTCTGATTAGATACTAACGAATGAACGAGAATACAGTCCTGAACGTCCTTCATCGTTTTTAATGGATTATCCAGGATCTCATCTGCTAATGATATGCCGGGGAATCCGTATGCTTCGATGACTCTGTAATCCAGGTTTAATGATCGCTTTTTCGGGTACTCCCTGGAGAGTTTCAGGACTTCTTTCTTTATTGTCGGATGTTCATTCAGGATACTATACCAAATTGCGTCTCTATCAACAATGATTGCAGACACCCCGGATGATACTGAACCACATGCATCGGAGAGATTCAAAGCCTACCCCTCCGGACTTCAACTAACCAATTATATACCTCGTTTGTATCGTGGGATCCTGCACCGGTTTTGTTATCGTTATATGCACCTGCTTCATCCAACAACCGATTAAGAAAAGAGGTCTGCTCTTGTGCAGACATGGAGTTCATAATCGCAAACGTGTATCCAGTGAATGTTTCTGATGGTAACACGTCACGAATATTCTCATTGAAGAAATCAGTTAATGACTTAACGATAGTAATCTCGGATTGAATTGTTTTTATCTGCTCTGAAAACTTCAATACCAATTTACGGACATTGTCAGGTGAGAATATTGATTGATTGGGTTTATCAAAAAAACATGAATATTTCTCTATAATGGATTCAGGTAATAATCCAGTCTTCCCATATGACAACCAGATTAATTCTGCACCCATTAAATAGATTGAATTGTGTTCAATTCCACATTCAGAGATGAATTCAAAGATTTCTTTTTCTTGTCGTATATTTCTCTGATCAGGATTAGTATATTTTCGGAGTGACATCAGAGATCACTTCCTAAAGATACTAACACTAAGAGTACACTAAGAGTACTCTTAGTGTCTAAGGTACTAGAGAGATTATTAGAAAAACACAATTCATCAATCATGACAGATCTCCTTATGACATTTTTTACAAAGAGTCATGCCATTTGAGACATCTAAAATCAATTCTGGATGAGAATGAACCGGTTTTATATGGTGAGCTTCTATTTTGTATTCAGAACCACATTTCACACACTTAAACCCATCGCGGTATTTTACAGCACCAACCCATTGAATATATTGATATGAGTTTCTACCAATATCCCCATTTGAAGGGATTTCAAATCGTACAGGATATTCCATTTTTGCAAGTGTAAAAATAACGGATCCTGCGTGACTTAATTTAATAGAGAGTTCTTTGTCACAGTTAAATCCATAATAGTACATGCCAAATGCAATTTTACGGAGTTTCCCGAGTTCATCTTTGGTTAAAAATTGATTTAGCAATTTGAACATAGATAAATCAATATCAAAAAATGAGGGGGAGTTCATCACTCACCTCTCATCAGGATCTCTTCTCCCTGCTTTACCATCTGCATGAGCTGAGGGAACAGGGATACCGCTTTCTCGTAGTTATCCTGGTGTGCAGAGATAGGATACTGCTCAAAACAGAGTGTCAGTATATCCTTAGCAATATTGCGAGCATTCTGTTTCTCAATTGATGCTTGTCTCCGTTTCTCTGCTTCAGGATCATACGGCCTCTTGAATCCTCCACCGAACGAATTGAGTGATCCCTTAGGGCCTACCTTGACAGGTAGAAAGTTCTTCTGAACATAATCGATCTCTGTCCCCTCCTGGAGAGTTTGAAGAGACTCTATCAGAGACTTTGAGTTCTCCAGGATGTTCAGGTCGTAGAACTTCACATCTCCGGATGGCTTACCATCTTTGATCCGCTCCAGGCTGAACCCGAAGAAGTCTTTCGTTGCATCCATCTGCTTCTTTCGGAGAATGCCCTTCATGTTGTATGGCTTATCATCCCCGGCAGGCTTTGGTGCCTGTACCGGGACTGGTGGCTTTGGTGGCACGATGGGATGATGAGGTTGTGCTGCGGGTTCAGCCGGTTCGGTCCCCGGCATGAATGAGAGTTTGAGCAGTTGCCTTCCCTGACAGGTTGCCATGATAGGCATGTCACCGGACTGGATACGAGGATCAACATCAGCCCCGGTCAGTGAGTATTCAATCAACTGGTCTTTGTCCACCCCTGACAAGAATACCAGCCGGACAGTGTTCTTTACCCGGTCGATGCTGCTCACTTTGGTTTTGTCAGTGATTACAGCATATGGAGCTGATACCGCTTCAGTCATCAGCACACCCCCAAGATGCACCATTGCCCGGGATCCAGTTCAGTTAGTGGGGCTGCAATCTGACGCATGGATATCACTTGCTGGATGTCTGCGATATAAACACAGTAGGATCGCTTATCCAGGCATACGAGAAGTGTATCCTCATCGTTCCAGGATATGATACCTGAATTCCGGTTCTGCTCATTCAGGAGAGTCTCATTGTATCCGTGCCGGATAACTCGGAGGAGTTTTGGCACTTCGATGTGATGCTCTTCTCTCCCGATCTTGAACAGAATGGTATTGCCTGATAGGTATACCCGGCCTGGAGGATTGCGAGGAGTGATCATAACTCCACCTCACCGGCTTTCTCGGGCATTGCCAACTTGAGTTCGTATCCGGATACTTTCTCTTCTCCAGGGATGAGAACCGCATCGTACCCCTTCCTGAACACGTATTTAAGATCCGTGATAGTAGGGACGTAATTCTCTTTGAGTTTCTCCCATTCTTGAGGATACATCTTCCGGATGAGTTCGGTATCCGGTTTTCGGTTGCCGTGTTTTATGACAGGTTCAAGTCTGAAACAGCCCTCCTGCAGGATACCTGCAGAGACATGATCATCAATTATGATATCTCTCCGGACTCCGAGGTCTTTCTTCAGTTCCTGCAGGCGGTTAATCACCTGATCAATGCTTGTGATGGATTCATCGATTTTGAAGACATCAGATAACGAGGTTCCGAGTTCAGACATTGCAGACGGCAGATCCTCTTCAATGAAATGATTCACACGCTTATCGGTTGCAAAGTTGTTTATGACATCCAGGACAGGATTGTCTGAAACAGATTTTGCATATCCAAGAGTATGCAGTTCGGCTGCATTCCGAAACTCTGAAATGAGTGATTGAGTAACCATTTCACTCACCATCATCCGGGCACTCGTCGATATACGGTTCTGGGAACTCGTCTTCTAGGACTGCTATCTCATCTCGCTTCTCTTTGAGTTCTTTCAGATGATACTCAAGCACCTTGATTGATTCATCAAGTTCATCCAGAGTATCAACCGGGTCAAACTCCAGGCAATCGAGGACATCAGATGCAGACTCCAGGAGTTGTTTTTTCTCCTCCTGTGCATCATACCACTCAATAAAAGCGGGTGATTCTTCAGGCGGCTGGAGCCACTGGTTGTGAGCCCTGGAGAATGCAGCTGAACTCATGCCAGTGCCTCCATGACTGTTGCCATTGCTTCAGACGGTTCAGCGTTCTCCATGCCCTTGAATATCTCATGATACCGTGCCATGACTGACTCTACATCATCACGTGGGATTGTGTCAGTCACTCCAGCCAACAGGGATCTGATGTCCTGCAGGGCTGATGAGTACCCGTGGATGAATCCCTTCTGATGGCCTTGGTCAAATGCCTCAACAACTTCTTGACTCATTCAAACCACCGGCCTGTAATGAGTATTCAGTCCTGGCTCACACCGCTTGTCAATGCAGACACTGACATTGTATTCGATGTGGCCGTCCGGATGGTGCAGGTTCCCTGATTTGAGTTTCCGGCAGTTGTGGCAACCGACTGGAGACATTAGTTATCCCTCCTGAACTCAACAACTTCAAAAACACCTGATTCAATGAGATGATTGATCTTACTCTCACCGAACATCTCACAGGCCTGGTGATAGGATTCTCTTAAAATCTGTTCTGTCATTAGTGCCACCCCCGGATCTTGAGCTCGTTATCCGGTGTGCATCGGTCCATCCGGGCAATGATTCCCCGCTCTGTTTCCGAAATGGTTAAGCGGTTTGAAATCGAATAGTAGTTATTATCCCGGCTTCCTGTGTCTTCTTGGCAGTTGTTCACGTCTGGCCGGGTAAGTTCTGATACTTTTTTCATGCTGTTATCTCCCGAGCGTATTTCTTCTCAAGTTCCAGGCCTATCTTTTCAATACCGGCCCGTGCGGCATCTGATTCTGTGCTATACTCTCCACATTCAACGGCCTTTGCGAGAATCGCAAGGTGTCTTTTTGGTAGTCTGAATTGTTTCAGTCGCATCGACTCCATACATTACATGTGTAATTACAATATATAAAAGTTATGAAATGATCAATTACCTATGTAACACGCAGCCTTATTTATACTCAATCAGATTACTCATGTAAGTATGGGAATTGAGGGTGCCCCGAAGGGTGTAATAAAAGAGCCGGTACAGATCAGGTTGCCGGTCGAAACGATTGAGAAGATAGATGATTTAATCAGATCAGGTAAGTATTCTTCGCGCTCTGATTTCATTCACCAACTTGTAATTAAAGAACTGTCTCACAGTAATGCAGCACTGATTGAGAAAATGGATGACCCAGAAGTAAAAGCAAAAATCCAGGAGATTTGTAAAGAAATATTCTCATCGGTTTTCTCAAAATAACTTCTACTTATTTTTTACTTTCACCCTGTGCACGTCTACATTTATTACCCCTGTATGCAATCTATTAGTATGAGCGAAAATGAACCCTCCATTAGCGCTGAAACGTTAGTTCACTTCTTTGAGTCTCCCGAAGGGATCACGTGTATTAAGCACGCGCTCATAGAAACCATGTGCACCAGTATTAAAGCAGTCTCACTTTGTAAAGTTTGAGATATATATCTCATTTCTTTTTTTCAACTACTTTTCAATTACATATGTAAACGTTAAAATACCCCTATGACATATGTAATAATGTGAAAACGAACATCACAATCTGTCTGGATCACGATGTCCGGATCAGGTTCAAAGAACATTGTGATAGCACCGAACAGAAAATGAGCGGTGTTATTGAGAGTTTGATTGTTGAACATTTAGAGAAAAATGGATCCCTGTCCCAGGCGCCAACCAACGAGACAGGGATGATCAACCGATTCGAGAAAGAACAGGTGATCAATTGAGTTTTGGTTTTTATTTAAGTTATTTCTTTGGCTTTTTTGGGGGGATTTTCTCATGACCCGGTGTGTGGATTTCTATAAAAAGGTAGAACGCGACGGTCCGGATTGGTGTGAGAAGTGCCCGGATGCAGTAAGACGGATTGAGAAATATCTAGAATTATGCAGAGAACTTGAAGAATCGGGTATTGAGAAAGAACAGACAATTGTCTGTTTGCCGGAAGGCGTAGCACGCCCTCTATTTGCCATTCGTGACCCGGAAGTAAAGCGAAAAGCGCTAGAAAAAACCAGAGAGCGTTTAAATTCAAAACAAGGGGCGGGGAGAGGAAATACTAAAAAACTGAAGGAAAGTGATATTAAAAAAATTGTAAATGATGCGAAAAAGGAATGTGAACCGGTCACATTAAACGGATCTGATACCAGAGAAAAACCACCTAAAACAGTTAAGAAGGGATTCAACCGTTCAAACGATAACATAGAGTGGGCTCGTTGGTCATGGAATCCAGTGACGGGATGTTTGCATGGATGTGATTATTGTTATGCCCGAGATATAGCGAATTACATCTATAGTTCGTCCACTAAATTCGAGCCGGCATTCCATGAGGATAGGTTGTCGGCACCTGAAATAACTCCATATCCAGATAACGCAGACAAGGAAGTTGGAGAAAAAAACGTTTTTGTATGTTCAATGGCTGATTTATTCGGAGAATGGGTGCCGAACGAATGGATAAATGCAGTTCTTGAAAAAGTTGAACAGAATCCGAAATGGAATTTCTTATTCTTAACTAAAAACCCGAAGAAATTATTGGATTTTACATTTCCTAAAAATGCATGGGTTGGAACTTCAGTAGATACGCAAGCACGGGTTAAAACCGCTGAAGAAGTATTCTCGCAGTTAGAAGCATCTGTTAAATTCCTATCGTGTGAGCCATTGCTCGAGCCGGTCAGATTTAACAAGATGAGTATGTTTAATTGGATAATCATTGGGGCACGAAGTAAGAATACAAGAGGCCCTGCATTCAAACCAGAATGGAAATGGGTTGAATCATTGCTTATTCAGGCTCGTGCAGATGGGTTGAAAGTGTATTTTAAACCGAACCTATTCAGGCACGCCCCTGAAGAATACGGACCTGAATACACTAAACAGAATGAATTCTTACCTGAATTGATGCGGCCGAGAGAATACCCCGGAGGTGTTTGAAATGAGTGATGTAAGCAGTATGGGGCAATCAAGCCACACACAACACAAACAAAAACACCTTCGGGAAATGATTGAAACCATAGGTTCGACTATCAACAACATATCGCGTAAATATGATTGGCCGGACGGGATATTCCATTGGGTTGATGCGTTCTGCGGGTCTGGAATAAATGAAGATGTAAATGTGGACGGTTCTCCTCTAGTTTTCCAATCCGTGATGAATGAACACAACTGGAAATATTCTGCTCATTGCATTGACAATAACGACACGTGTATTAAATTACTTAATGAACGTATTGGACAGGATCCCCATTTTAATTTGATTCACGGTGATGCATATCGTGCTGTCAAATCAATAGTATCAAAATTAAAAAGCAATGCATTTGGGGCCGTGTATTTCGATCCGAACGGGAATTTAAACTGGGATGAGATTTCAGCAGTATCACATGAATTCACTCGTGCAAAAAGAATCGATTATTTATTACACGTTCCTGCAACAACAATTAAACGAGATTACTATTCTGGAAGACGCGATTGTAAATTAATTCAGTCGCTGAAAAAAATTAAAAAAGATAATTGGTATATCTGCTTCCCAGAGCAGGGCGATTCAAAAGATCAGTGGTGTTTTTTACTAGGAAGCAATTTTAAAAACTGGAACGGGTTACAAGCAAAGGGGTTCTTCAACATTCAAACCGATGGGGCCTCAATCATGAACAGGTTAAACTCATCGAAAAATGATTACACTCTGTGTACATCTCAGATTCCTATTGATTACTGGACTGAAGAACATAAACCGAAAATTAAGGCAATCCCTCAAGAATATGATGGATACACATTCAGAAGTTCGTTGGAATGGCGATGGGCCGTATTTTTTAAAAAAATCGGGTTGGAATATGAATACGAGAGGGAGGGGTTTGAAACCCCATTCGGAAGATATTTACCCGATTTCTTTATTCCCTCTACCCGGTATTTTATTGAGATCAAATCCTCGGTTGATGCGTGTTCTTCAAGGGATTTAAACCGAATTAAGTGGTTAAACGAAAACCCCCCAGAATATTCAAACGGAGTTGTCACAGTTTACGGAATGCCTAAAATTGTGAAAAACCCGAATTCCATGCAAGTAAATGGATTTGATGGGGAATTCATTTATCAAGTTCTGGGAATTGAAAATAACTATTCAAACGTTATCAATCATGCAATTAAGGCGGCAAAGAGTGCAAAACGGGATTCTGTAATTGATGCATCATGAAAGAACAATTATTTTTTCCGAAATTTGAACCATGCAGAGATAATTTCAATTCATTACTTGAGAATAGAAAAAAAGAGAACACCAAGCGATCTAAAAGTGATTTAAGACACGGTTGGGCATCGCCTGAAACATCACCCATTTATCAGCACTTAAAAACCGCCGAATCCGCAATTGTTTGTGGATTACAAAGCGGTGAAACGGAAGTTCTTTTTGAAGGATTGGATTTACTTCAAACCGCAATAAAGCGTGTGATCGAACAAGAATTCCCAGGACATTATTCTGAAAACCAGAACCACACTTGAAACACCCACAAACGGAGAATAAACCATGTTACCACGTCCATACACAAAAATTGAAGAATACCAATACGAACGGTTTATCGAACGCCTGAACGAGATTGAAAATGGTGCAATGTTTGAAGCGTTCAGAATGTTGGCTCATGCATACATGAAAAAATTGAAAGAAATGCCACAAACAGAAGAACGCCGGCCTTTGGAGAATATGTTTGCAGACATCATGGATGCACGAAACATCTGGTTACATGACCGGATCCAGAATCTTGTATCAAGTTATTACCAATGGGATGAAGTAGAAACAGAGGCGATGTTTCAGCGGTTGCAGCTTGAACACAACACATACAAACGGCTGGTTGAACTAATCAACGAGAAAGAATCAGCCAGGAGAGAAGTAGGAGTTAAGAATCCGCTGAATATCTCAATTACCGATGCTGAAATCCTCCGGATGATCGAGTTGGTAAGCCAGGATGATGAGAATGAATCGTAAATGTAGAACCGGCAGGTTTGGACACTCTGCACGCGAATTCAAACGAATAATGAGAGACGTAACTGAATCTGACAATCAAACGAATCCAAAAGGCGGATATAGAAAACGGCAGGTGAGAACGCATGAACCCAATAACCAAACTCCTCTATTATTTTAAACGGAATGACAAGCCATCAGTCGAAATCTGTATCGGGAACGGATCACCGGAAGCATTGATCCAAATAGCCGATACCTGTGAATGCATTGCCCTGGCTCTTCGTGAAACGGTGAAGAAAGCGTGAGTTACCCGAATTGCCCTAAATGCAAGTATCACAGAGTAGTAAAATGTTTTCAGAAGATGGAGAACGGTGATTGGAATGAATACGATGGTTCAAAATGCTTTCATCCGAACGCAAGAATCGATAACAAACCGGATAAGTCAGGTGGCGTACCGGTTGGTAAAATATGTTGGTCCTGCCGAGGTAATTGGCTATGATTCGTAAACCTGTATTAAAACCGGTGAAATGCCGGTTAAGCTCACTTGGCAGGGAAGACACTGAAACACTGATGAAAATCTGGAACAGAGTAGGCCGGAACCGGTTTAAATTCGTGGAAGTGACCGATATCACTCCGAATAATGGATTCGCAAGAAAGATGAGCGCAAAGAGCATCTTTGAACGTGATGGAATGGAGTTTCGACTAACCGTCTGGAGAATCAATCCGGATGTATGCAACAGGTTTGAACTGACAGGAGAGATGAGAACATGACTGAACAGAAATACAAGTGCCATACGTGCCATATCGTGATAAATGAGAGTGATTTGATTGGTGGGAACTGTCCGAAGTGTGAGAGCAATTTAGGATTGAAACCGATGTGCCCGAACGATCACATAGATTGTAATCATGAAATAGTGGATAAACTGGCATATTGCCCGATTTGCGGCGAACCTATGTGCCCGGAGTGCGGATGCCATGATGTTTCACAGATCAGTCGCGTGACTGGATATCTCGCATCCGTCGAAGGTTACAATAACGCGAAGAAGCAAGAATTAAAAGATAGGGTTCGATATAACCCCATATAAGTAAGTTATTTATGGGTAGAATGCAGATTAATATATATGGGGAAACTAACCCCCGAACAAATTTCGCAGATAACAACTCTGTATAAACAGGGGTTGTCTGCAGGTGTTATTGCAACGCATTTTGATGTTACAAAAGAAGCGATTTTGTATCAATTGCGAAAACACAACGTTGAACGAAGACAACAATCGCCAGTTGATTTAAACATGAACGATGTGGTTGAAATGTATAATTCAGGTGTTTCTACGATTGAGATCGCTGAAAAATACAATACAAGCCATACCACAATCAACCGGCACCTCAAGGAATATGGAGTGGAGTTACGGACTAAAGAAGATGCATTACAAAAGTATGCCCGATATAACACGTGTGTTATTTGTGGCAATGAATTTCGAGCGAGGAAAAATTGGCGCACCAAAACCAACCCCAATCGAAAAACCTGTTCGAAAAAATGTTTCACTGAATTGATGAAACGCATAAATTCAAACGAAAACGCGCCAAACTGGCGGGGCGGCTACTCTCAAGCACATTATCAAAGGGTTGCAAGAGAAATAAAGCCCCGCCAGTGCGAGATGTGCGGAAAGACCGATGTGAGATTAGATGTACATCACATTGATCACAACCGCACAAATAACTCAGCCGTCAATCTTATGATTCTTTGTGTTTCGTGTCATGCAAAGTTGCACTATTTCAGTGGAGACACGGGGCTACAGGGGGCCCCGGTTAAATCCCCCTCCTCTATTCAAATGGTGTTAACATGATTGAATTAAAAGACCGTCACAGAATAAACATCTCTGATGAGAGTGGGAAGATATGAGCGGTGAAATCGTATACGAGAAACCCCATATCTTTCAACTCCGAGAATTAAACGCCGGATGGATGAACAAACTCACTGATGGAGTTAAATCATTCATTGACTCACATCATTTTTACCCGTCAGTATTCTACAACGAGAACGACATCAATCACCCGATTAACGGAATCAGATACGCAGTCCCTGATTTAGACAATTATTCAGGGGTGTTTGTTCATCAGGATGCTCCAGACACTCCCATTGCAGGATTTGACGGTATAGAGTTCAGATCCAGCATCACGAAAACTATCCGATGCATCACCAAAGCAAAGCAGTTGCTATGGACTGTGCAGGACTTAACGCACCTGAAACCATTGAACCCGTCAGAATATCATGAGAAACCATCTATTCAATTCTGCGGAACGGCAGTAAAGAGAACCGATGGGTCGATATTCACGCAGCAGGTACAGAGATTCAATGCACTGGAGGCCCTGAAAGAGTCCGGATTAGAACATGAGATCAACCTGAAGATTCAGAGATTCGATGCGGGTAAGTTCATCCTGGAGTCAGGTACGCACCTGTCTGATGAACAATATTGGAAACAGATGGAGGATCACCCGTATGGGTTATCTGTCCGTGGATGGGGCAATTGGGATTATCGGATGTATGAGATGTTAGCATCCGGCCGGATCCCGGTCCACATCAACACAGACGATGAGTTACTCTTTGAGAACTGGATTGATTGGGATGAATTTATTGTAGTTGTAAACAATCCTGCAAAGATGAAAGCAGAGGTTGAAGAGTTTCACTCGCAATTCTCCGATAACAAATCATTACGACACCATCAGAAGCAGTTGGTAAAACTCTATCATGAGTTCTTATCGTTCCCTGCATTCTGTAAATGGTTTGGTGAATACTATGAGGATGACTTTAGGAAATGGGGATTAGAATGAGTGAAATAATTGTATTCAGACTTGAAACCTGTCCGAACTGTGACCGGTTGGAAGAACTATTGAGAGAGAATGGTATCGAATTCAGAGAAGTGGATTTAGAGGATACCCGGCACCCGGACATGATCACGATGCGGATGCATGGCATATTCCCCCAGGAAGCCCCGGTTATCCGGGTTAATTCATGTTATGCACAATCAAAAACCATCTTCGATGGTTCTGAATTGTCAGGGACTGTAAAAGCAATGATAGGGATAGAATAATGGTTATTCTATCTATTGACTTTGACGGTACTATCGTGAAAGATGAGTATCCTGGTATCGGTAAAGCCCTGCCTGGAGCAATACAGGCGATCAATGAACTGTATGATGATGGTTACTGCATCATCATCAACTCCTGCCGGGCACGGGAGAGAGAGGATGAGATGATTGATTGGTTGGATAAGAACGGAGTGAAATACTGTCATTGTAATGAGAATTGCCAGTGCCGTGTGGTTTCGTATCGCACGGACTGCCGGAAGATATCAGCCGACTGCATCATTGATGATAAGTCTTTGATGATGCTGAACCTGGAGCAGGATAACGGATGGCATAACGTGAAACACATGATCCGGCTGAAGTTCGGTGAGAATCATGAGAGGGAGTGTGGGAAGGAATGACTAAAAATTCAGATGTTTCATGGATACCGAAGCCCGTCGGATGTTCGCTGAAACGATTCACAACCGATGAATTGAAAAACTGCCCGTTTTGTTATTGTGGAGCAACAGCAAAACAGTGGAATAAACGATACACCACTCATATATGCCCCCAGTTCGGCGTGATTGGAGCAGTATGTTCAGACCCAGAAAATCTCTGCGACCAGTATGTTTTTTGCAAACGGGCTAGGGAATTACAAAAAACGTGCCTGTCATCGATAGATAACATCACACTGATGGCAGAATCTGTCCGGAGAGGTCTTGCAACAGTTGAACCCGACACCCTCCCACAATGGGCGATTGATGTGATTAATCATATGATTGATACCTGTAATATCAAAAATGAGGATTATGCACTAGGATATCTGGCAGCACTTGATGATGTGTTATACCTGCGCAAGCCGGAGGGAAAATGACGCATCCACACACTGATTGTATATATTACAGACTTATTCATGAGTATGGGATCGATTACCACTGTTGCACGCATCCAGATAAACAGGATCCAACTGATGAGTATTGGGCAACATGCGAACAATCTTGCGATTATTATAACTTGGGGATAGAATGAAACTTGCAGTATGGCTCGATGAGCCATTGACGTTTTTAAAAATGATGGATTTTGAATCCATGCCTGAATTAGATTCTAAAATCATTGTCGATGGAGAGATATATTTTGTGCATAGGAGAAATCCAAGAGAAATGTCCCTGCGTAAACCGGAGGTGCGGGAATGATTGCACCTTGCAAGCATCTAAACCACGATAAAACCGCATATCCACAACTTGAATTGAGAACTGAAGGCGAGATAACATATTGGTATAGACCGTATGAAACGCAGAATAAACGGTGCCAATATTGCAAAATTAAGCGGTTTAGGATTAATAATTATGTGGATTGTTATGAACCGGGATATTGCAGCGAATATGAGGTGCGGGAATGATTGGTGTGGAATTCATCCGGGAATTATTTAGACTCGATGAGTCTGATTACGACTTCAATTGTAGATGCACCACATACGATATGATTCAGTTGATGGGTAGTTCTGATGAATTGAGAAAGCGCAGAGTGGTTTGTAAAGGTTGTTTTGGAAGGAGATTGGACCGGTATCAATGAAGGATGCGAAATATGGTTGAATTTATTAAAGTGTATAAAGATGGTGATTGTTGGGGTGCATTTACCCGTGAGAACATTGTAGAGGGTGAATGTGCGTTTGCAGACACCCCTCGCGAAGCAGCTCAGAACCTGTTTGATGAATTGAGAATGTGGGAAGGCAAACACAAAAAAGAAGCGATACAAGGAAAGGATTGGGATTATGTGTAAGAACGTAACTGATGAGAAGATATGCCCGTTTATGAGCAAAAATAAAATCTCATACATCAATGAGGATGGCGGGGAGGAAGTTGAGTTTGCTCCTGTGATCTGCCAGAAAGAGCGATGCATGGCATGGGAATCGCATCATCCGGTGGATGAATATGATACATTTGAAGGCGGGAGATGCAGGTTGATACCATGAATGATCCTATTCTTATTTTGCTTGAATGCCACTCAACACAAATTCGCGAGTTGTCAGATTTGCTTTTTAAACTCACAGAATCGCATTACAAAGATAAATCCCGAATATCTGAACTCGAAACCGAAGTTAAGAGTCTTAAACGGTTGATACCATGATTGTATTTCAGTGTTCAAATTGTGAAAAAGACCCGTGTTTGATTATCTGTGACAATGCAGACACTCCGGAATATTGCCCGTTTACAGGCAGTATTGAACACCCGGATTGGAACATGATGAGAGTGATACCATGAAGATTGATGTGGAAACTCATTGCATAATCACCCGGGAAAACGGAGAACAGATTGTAGTTGATAATGTCTCTTCGATTGCGGTTATAATTGGATTTATGGGTCAGAAATACAATGCATTCAAAACGATCAACGAGTTGATATTAGACGGGAGATGGAAATGACTAACCGATGTCGTAAGGGGTGCCCGAATAAAGCGTATATGGATCACGAATGGGTTTGTGCTGCTATAGATTGGGCTGAAGATAATGAACCGGGATTTGTTGTGCAGAAGTTCAGAATAATCGATATGAAACAACCCACTCCTGAATGGTGCCCGCTGGAGGAGAAATGAAAACCATTCAGAACCAGTGCGGTGAGTGTTCGTGTGAAGTCATCATATACGAGGATGGAATGAGGCAGATTAGCAAAATAAAATGGGATTGCATTGATCCCACCTGTCCATATTTGGGGAAGTGTGAATAATGGCACGCATCAACCTCAAATTCTCGCCGGAGATGGAATCCCTGATAATGCAGGGCAAGAAGATTTGCACCACTAGAGATGAACAGAAAGGAGAAATAGGCGATACGTTCATCGTTTGGGATAGAGAATACCGGATTGTAGGAATTGAATACGATGAATTGGAATATCTTGAAGCGTGGCACCTATTAGAAGGATTCGAGACTCCTGAACAATTTATTGATACATTAATGGAGTATTATCCAACGTTGGTATCAGACGATACGTTATACCTCCATTGGTTTGCATATGTCGGCCCTGTTCAGGGGATGATGAAACATGGATGAATTGCTCAATTGCACTTGCGGAACATCACCAAAACTAGATAACATGCATCAATGGTTTTTCGTTCAGTGCCCAAAATGCCATAGTCGCACGAATTACTATTTAGAACCTGAATTAGCGGTTACGGAGTGGAATAAACCATGAACTACTTTTCTCACTTTTTAGTAAAACCAAATACCGTTCAACTCCGTGATTATCAAACCACAATATCTGAAAAAGCATTAAACGAGAATACATTAGTTATTCTGCCGACAGGACTTGGAAAGACGACTATCGCCCTGATGGTTATCGCTCAACGGATCACCGGAGAGAGAAAATGCGTGTTAGTTGCACCTACAAAGCCACTGTGTGAGCAGCACTTTGATTATTTCTCTAAACACCTGCCATATACCTCAGTCAGGATCCTCACCGGAGAGTTACCATCTCATGACAGATTGACAGAGTGGAACGATGCACAAGTCATCATAGCAACCCCTCAAACACTTGAGAACGATATCAAAAACAAAGTGTATGACTTCGCCCGGGCTTCTGTGCTGGTAGTGGATGAAGCTCACCGGGCTGTAGGAGGATATGCCTATACGTTTTTGGCTCAAGAGTTTCAGAATACATCCAATGAGCCGCTCATACTTGCGATGACTGCATCACCTGGAGGGAACGAAGAGAAAGTGAACGGCATCAAAGAGGCATTGTTTATCTCACAGGTTCTTTCTCGAAACGAGGAATCACCGGACGTTAAGCCGTATGTCCATGAGAAAGAGATAGATAGGCTTTACCTGGATTTACCTGAACCGCTCAAGAGAGCTTCAACCGTATTTCAGTCTGTTATTTCTGACCGGGTGAAACAGATCCGTGAGATCGGTATCAAGTGCTCTTCTCAGGTAAGCATGAAAGAGTTGAACCGGATCAAAGCAGAGGCAACCAAACTGATAGGAGAGCAGAACGGATCCGGGTATCAGTTAGCAGCGGTCCACGCTGAAGTGATGAAACTCAAACATGCTATCCTGGTAGCAGAGACACAGGGGATCCTGCCGTTACTCAAATACATGGACAAGATGTCTTCAGACGGCACGAAGAGCTCAAAGCGGATCATGGCAGAACCGGATATCCAATATCTCTATCGTGATCTTACTAACTTGAAACAGGGAGAGATCCATCCTAAGGTGCTTCGGTTGCCTGCTATCGTGATTAACCAGCTGAACAAGTATCCTGATAGTAAGATCCTGATATTTGCTTCGTTCCGTGATACCGGAGCGTATATTGCAGATGTGTTGAAACATCAGGGGATTAAGTGCAGCGTATTTACCGGGCAAAGTGCCAGAGGCAAAGAGAAAGGCATGTCACAAAAGAAGCAGCAGGAGGTTATTCAGCGGTTCAGGGATGGAGAGTTTCAGGTTCTCATCAGTACATCGATTGGAGAAGAGGGTTTAGATATCCCATCAACAGACGTAATCATCAACTATGAACCGGTATCGTCAGAGATCCGGGCAATTCAGCGCAGAGGGAGAACCGGCAGGTTTGCAGCAGGCAGGATAATTGAACTGATAACGAAAGACACACTGGATGAAACCAGTCTGTTTATCAGTCTGCGTAAAGAGGAGAAGATGAGGAACGGGATAACCGGGATAGTCGAGCAAAAAGCATTATCCTGATTTCTTATTTTTATCTATTGCGATTCTTAACGTACTGCCTATCTGTTCAACCCTCATGGATTCAAGTGATTCAATGCGTTTTTTCATCTCGTTAATCTCTGATTGTAGTGATTCAATAGAGGGCGATTCGGACTCTTCGCGCTCTAATTTCTCTCTGATGGATTTATCTACAAAATCCGTTATACTTCGATATTTGAGTGAATCAACTAATTCTTGTATTTTTTCTTTGTTTTCCGCTTTAATCCGAATTGTTATAGATGGATCAGCCATTGAGTAAGACAAATATTTCATTTTACTTAATTTTAAGAGTTGCACGCATTTGTAAGAATTATGCTTATCTTTAAGTAGATGTAAGACAAATGATATAATAGCGCCGGGAGGTGATTAAAATTCAGTCTGTGACGATAAGAGCACCAAGGAAGGTTGTGGATGCAATTGATAACGCATTGGATCCATTAACCGGAGAAACCAGAAGCACGTTTTTAAGAATTGCAGCCATTGAACGGCTTGAGAAACTTGGTATTAATGTGAGAGAATGAGAAAAAAAGGGATAAAGGAAAATCCCACCACTAACTCAGGTGATGAGGGATTTAAAGAGTTCATATCCATATCTGCTTTGAGAACTAATGAAGGTTTTCACATTGTTCAGATGTTTGGATATGATATTCGTGTGGATGTGAGAGGAATAGAACCTTGGTTTGTAGTTCAAGACTTTTCAGATGCATTGGGGATTGCACGAAATACCATCCCGAAAATGATTGAACGAAATTCATCATTGTTTGAAGGATGGGTCTCTTCGGTAGACGTAACATACCCCGAGGAAAAATCCTCTAAATTGAAAAATCTGAACAATTCAGGGAGTTCATTATTAGTCATGAATGAACAGGCCACATATTCAGTATTAAGTCGGTTGTCATCAGGCAGGATGAAATCTGAATTAGCAAAGGTCGCTGTGTTGAAGTTTCAGCGTGCATTCCCTGAACTCCTGAAGATGATTCGGACAGGAGAACTCATTGTTGTCAAGAACGAGGAATGGGATCTTAAGAGGTACCTGAGCAAAGACGGGTATAAGCGGATGAGTAAATCCATTCATGATTTCATTAATACATTAGCACGCAACCCGGAACATGAAATTCGTGTGCATACCAACAATGCGATAATGATTAATAAAATCGTGTTCGGGCAACATTTCAAAGGGATTCGTGATACTGCTACAATAAAACAACTTGAAGCAGTATACGCACTTGATTCTCTGAACAGTTCATTAATTGAGCAGGGGATCAACGTTCAAAAGGAGAGACAGAAGATCTTAACCGATTACTATAATCGGCACTTCGGAGATATTCGGGTATCACTCCCGAAACAATCTCTTTTGTTCAATGGATGTGAGTTAAATGGCTAAATGTCCTGAATTATTTCATAAATTTAAAGTGTATTCTGAATCGTGTGGTATTGGAAATCCTAAGGATATGGAGAGACATATCCAGATAGTTGAAGAGATATCAGAAGAGTTTGATATCCATGAGGATAAGATATACTTACTTTTCCCGATGACCTCATCAAAGAAACTTGCGAAGTATCCAAAGGATTCAAAAGTCAGAAAGAATGTAACTCAAAAGATTGTGAACGCAATCAACGACAATAACCGAGTTACAAGTAAAACCGTTGATCTCTGGTTACATGATGAGGGAGTACCAATCAGATTAAAACCGGTATCCCCTGCAAAAATAGCAAAGAAAGCAGATATCGATCCTGCAATATTCAATCAGAATAACCATTCTGAAATCGCTTCGGTTGTCGGTTCAGGAGATATCAAATCAAAGATATACGCTCTAAAGTCTGCATTAACTCCAGGGCAACTTTCAATACTGAATGACATCATGTTGAAGTATGATCATAATGATGAACTTGGAGCAATATCATTAGCATTGATTTGGGCTAAGGAGAGATTGGAGAATGAGCAGCGAAGTTAAAGTGTGCCGGGTTTGTGGGTGTGTATTAGTTGTGGGGATGAATATATTACAAAGCCAAATCATGAAACACGATTATATGTGCAAATCTTGTAGAAGTGTGTATCAGCGATCATATCAACAATCACATCACAAACCGCGGCAACAACCAGATCCAAAGAAACTAGAAAAATTGCAACCGCCGATGTGTAAAAAATGTGGCGCTGTATTAGTTGAAGGGGAAAATTGGTATTCATCATTTAAAAAAAATGGATTTCACTCTTGTAAAGATTGCACAAAAAAATATCGAGCACAAAAATCAGAATCCCGTAAGAACAATATGGATGTACACCACAACTGTAAATTTTGCGGAGAACTGTTGATAATTGGAGAAAATTATACTGCCAACAGATATGGCAATTATCAGTATTTTTGTAATAATTGTCGTCGTGAAAATGCAGCAACATGGCAGAAAAAAAACCCAAACTATCATTTACAATATAGTAGAGTATGGAGAGAGAACAATAGGGAACATTTACGCGAGAGAGATAGAAAATATAAAAATCTACATCGAGATAGGGTTCGCAGGAATGAACGAATTCGAAGACATAACAACCCCGAACCATTCAGATTACGGCACAAACACTGGGTAGAGAGAAATCCAGATAAAGTAAAGATGCTGAGGAAAAAATATTATGAAAATAATTCAGATAAACTGATAATAAAACGCCGTAAATGGTATGAATTGAACCGGGATGCGATTTTAGAGAATAGGAAACTTAACTCCGCACAATATGCAGAGTATAAAAGGCGGATGAGATCCCGCAATATGACTTTAAAAATTGAATCATACATCAAATACCGACAAGAACGAGAAGAGATGCACAGAATAGAGGATGCATTCTCGTTTCTTGATTCGTGCATCTCCGGAGAGGTTGAAGCATGAGCGGGTGGTTTAAATCTGCTAAATATTCAGACAAAACCCGATGGATTAATGCAGATAATGTGTCGTGGGTTTATGTTTGGAACAATGTAAAGCCCCATGTATGGTATGCTGTGATTGCCGGGAAAGAAATTGAGATAGAACCGAAGATTTATTCAGATCCATTTAAGGAGATATAATATGAAAGACTTTACAAAAGAAGAACTGGAAGAGGGAAGGCCGCATGAGAATGCATTATATCTCATCGATTTCTGTTTAGATGCATTATACGCGGACAAAATACATACGATTGATCAGGACTTTGCAAATAATAGATTAACTTATGAAGAACTCATAGGCACTCTACTGAAAGCAAAGGATACGCTTATCGAACTACAAAAAGAAAATGATGAGTGGGCTGATGCCTATTACAACGAATGAAACCAGATGAACTCCTCTTCTTCTTTCTTTTCGTCATCATCTCAATATGCTCGTTTATTCTCTCGTTTGTAAACCTGATGGATGCAGCCGTCAGAGCAGGGATATTACCTCTACTCTCACCATTATGGCGGTTCCCCCATGCGTGTGTGGATGATTGGTTTTGTATCTGATGAGATCTTAACCGGGATATCAATTATCTAACTCTCCTCTATCCTTTAGCGCTTGTGTTATCTTTTGCATGTCGGATTGTATTCTCTCTATCTTCTCTAATTTCGCGTTCAGTTGTTGGATCTCAGATTCTTTTTTGATATTATCAGACATAAGATACTGAAGAGAATGGCTCATCGATTCTCGTTCCGCTTTGATTTCAGGTAAGTTTTCAGCAGAATGCAGAGATATAGCATAATACGCTTTATCATACTCTTTCTTGAGTTGATCAACAGAATAACGGCGATATGAACCGGATAAGTACCCTTCATGCCCCATTAACGCTTCTACCATTTCAGCAGGCATTACTGTTTTTAACTGACTGTGAAAGAATTTCCTGATAGAGTGGCTGGTAATCGTAGCCCATCCGGTATTCGGGTCACGTTCTAACAACCCTGCTTTTTCAAGTCCGTTAGTATAAACAACTTGTATAGTGTTGTTTGATGCAGGGATTATCCGAGTATCTCCCATATTCCGATGTTTCCCCATCCACCTACGAGACGATTGGTGTACCCAGGTATCCCGATACTCAAGCCATTCTTTCAAAGCGAATATTGCTTCATTCGATAAGAAAGTCACCCGTTCTTTTTGGTTCTTGGTAGTCGTCCTGCCTGCATTTGAACGCCGGACATACACGATCCCATCCTCAATATCAACATCTTCAGGCTCTAATCCCAATACCTCTCCTATTCGCATCCCTGATGAGAGCTGCATCATCAATGCTACTCTACCAATCCGGGACAAATGCTCATACCATCGTTTGATCTCGTCGTGAGTCAGTATGTGATCCTGTGTCTGAACTCTCCGTTTCTCAATTGATGACTTCAAAAACTGTATTTGTGATTTCTTGAGACTGATATCGTTTAGATCCAACCAAAGAATCACGGTTGTTAAATGCAGGTTTTTAGGATTTGGTGCATATCCGGACAGGTATGTGATGAACTGCAACAGGTTTGAGATGTGATCCTGTTCTGACTTGAGATACTCCAGGCTCAACTCATCCATCCGGGCAACATGATCAGCAGAACGAGAGTAACCCTCGTATTTCGTGCCGGATAAACACTCAAAGAACAGGCACAATGACTGACGGTATTGATGTTTGGTGCCCTGAGTTCTGCGTGAGTTGACAAACTGGAGGAGAGAGATCATGAGTAGTCATTTGACATACTCATAATTATGATCTTACACAGTCAACTCTGTAATGGTGCCATTCGTTACACTGCCCACTGTGTAAGATCATATTTTTCATTTCAGATACATCACCAAAGCGCCACGCTATACGATGTGAGCAATGACCATAGAAAGATAGGGGAGAGAAAAGATCTGCCAATACCGGCAGTCTATGAGTGTCAAAACCTACCGGCTTGTTTAATTTGTAATCCCCCGGTCACACATTGAGGTGTTGGAAAATTATATGTTGGAGACGGGGTATTTATCGACCCGTTTGATGATGATGTGGATAGTTCGATACTAACGGTTCGGGTATATGTATCACGGGCCGGAATAATCTCTTCAATTCTACCTCCCCAATCAATATACTCAATCGGGACTTTGAAATGAAGTGACATTTCACCCCTCCACGAAGATCCGGAATACTCCCAGAAATGTTGCCAGTAATGTGCAACCGGTTCACCATTATAATAATCGGTTCGTTCAACTGATCCCTGTTTCACAATCGTCTGACACAATGTCATCAAATTCGATTGTGATTCCTGCAACCATTCTTCAGGATATGCAGCAAGCCCCTCAATCGTTTCGACAATCATTGCACTATCGTTCGCGTATATCCTCCGTGGGCGCAATGCATCAGGAGCTTTGCCTTTCTCGCATAAAACAATGCCCCATACAAACCGGTCATGGTCAAACGCATCAGAAAACGGGTTAAAAGGCACGCATTGACCAATGCAATCTGAACCCTCTGATTCGGGAGTATATCCGACATACGCCAGTTGTCCCGGTTCCAACCCCGAATACACTGCTTCTGCGGGCATTATTTTTTAATCCTCTCACCCCATGCACGGGTCTGAACCAACCGGCCTGACGATCTCAATTGTAGATTTGCATAGACTCTGCCAGGAGATAACGATTTTACCAACCCCATTTTGTTATTAATTACATTTCTCTCTATGGATTGTTTCAAGTATAAATTATTACTCCGTAAATCGTCTTGAGTCTGCGCAAACTTGCGTGCTGCCTGCAATTCCACATCAGGGACTAATACCAGTCTGACAGTATCTCCACCGTCCCCATCGTGCATGAACGAGTATTCTATCTCTGTAACTCTTAAAACCTCATGCGGGATAGAATCAGGGAACCCGTAAATAATCACCTTCTGATACAACTGGAAATTATACAAATGATGCTGATCTAATAACAGGGATACCTCATACTGCCTGACATCAATCTCAAGATGATTCAGCAACTCATCCGCTTTTGCGTCTGTAATCTCCTGGCATTTATCATTCTCGGCCTTTGTCCCAAACGATATTCCCCCTGTCTGGTCCTGATACCCAGGAATGACGGTTATACACCCTGCGTTCTGCGTTTTCGGGTCCGTAATCTTTGCGCCCGTATCCGGATTGATGAATTCATCCGCCACCGGGTCAGGTAACAGAGACGATGACCGATATACCATAATTCTTGGCTTTTCAGTCCCATCTATCACAGACTGGCATCTCCGTTCTGCAAAAAACCACGCATTATCCTTTTTCCGGCACAATTCTACCCATATGACGTTTTTACTATCCGTCATATCTCTGGATGTAACCGGCCCAGGGTTGCCTACAAACCGATATATCGAAGCATCCAATACCAGCGGGGATTCAGGCAATCCAAGAAACTCGTCTATTTTATCAAAATCTATCAGGTATAGATAATGCTTTGGCGTTCCAAATTCGTTGAAAATCTTCTCAAAACAAACCCGGTCATAATCCTCTGCAATCTCCTGTATGAGTTCGATAAACGGATGAGCATCATACGTATATTGCTTATCCATCGCGTATTTTGTTGTGTCACCCTCTTCTATCGTCTCTGGTTGTGCCGGAATCTCCTGCATCCATAACGTCAATCCAGGATCTAACAGGTTCCAGATACGATGCATATAGAGAAACGGGTTCTCATACGACTTTATTTCCCCTCCCCGGCTTTCGTTTTTTTCGTTTTTATCTGCTGCCGTATAGAGTTCGATTTTGCTTTGACGTTCACAGAGCGGTAATGGATTGTTCAGAAAAATAGCTCTTGAATACCCGGTTATCGTGGTTTTAATATCCGGGTAATCCTCATGGATTTCGTAACTCGTAGGAACGCAGCAAATTAACGGCTGATTCGTGTATTGATACTTATATTCGAGTATTTGAAATAATGGGATATTTGACGCATCCCCATCAACCTCTATCGAATACGTCCACATCACATCAGTTATACTCATACGTGCAGTTGCTGATATCCAAGGATAATCATTTAGATTAGCCATTATGCAGTCTCCTGCTCAAAATCAACCGTCCACGTATAGAGTCTGGCTGTTCCATCTCCAATCTTCCGGGTGCCTGACAAATTGGAAATATACATCGATGGATACATCTCCCCATCTACATATAACGGGTATTTATACGATATGTTTGAGTATAACTGATTCCATACGGTTTTACTATTAGCCATGCACGTAAATGTAAATCGCCGTGCTGCAACCGTCCCGATACGTGCCACGGTTTTTCCGTTCTTCAATACAGTTCTTGATGATAGGATTTCAACCGATTCTTCCCCTGATTCCGATGCATTCGGTAAAACGATACTATTCCATGATACTGATATCGGGTTTTCTCCTGCCCGCCTCGAAAACTCTATCGTATATTTCCAGCAATACCCACCACCTCGAGGCTGCAATTTCGATAACGAGGAGATATAACAGTGCGGAATCTCTTTACCATTGATGTTCAGGGTTAGTTTTGACCCCATCAGGCTCATGAGAGTTTCAACCTCACTCACCGATTCAGTGACGCATTGGACTGCATACCGGTGAGTAATCACAGGAATCGGAGTTGTTAAAGATATTCCGGCAGACATATCAACCGAATATTCAGGGGATATATCATGCGAGTTAGGGAAAAACGGATTGGATAATGCCACGGTTCCGAACGTAACCGAATCAGATGCATTGAAATGATACCATTGCAATTCAACAACGAAGATTTTAATCAATCCGCCGCCCTTCGGAGAATACGCAGTAACGTTTACTATTTTACATTTCTCCGTGTATTCTCCGTTTATTGTTGTGGTGATTGATTTGCCGATACGTGCCTCTAACTGACTGCCAAATTCACCGTGAAAATCTATGAATTCCACTATTCTCGAAGCAGAATAACCGATTGGTTCACTTACTCCGGCGTGAGCAAACGAATCATCTATAAACGGAGTCTTTTTCACTTCGCTGACAGATATGACCGTCGGCAGAGTCATTCCGTCAATAATGGCTTTATCTACAGATTCAAATTGATGACAGGTGAACTCTACATCCCATGCCCATCTCGCTAATCCTGGCCTTTTCTGTAGTTCTGATAGGTTTGATATGTATGCGTCTGCGTATGGAAATCCGTATACAGATAATGTTCTCCGAAGCCCGTATAATTCCTGTAATGCACCATACTCGGTATAATCGTTCGTTTCAGCGGTTATGAAGATTTTCCGGGTGTATATCTTTGGCTCATTCACTCCGAACCGTGAAAACCGTTCATCTGATTCAACGGATACAGAATCAGGGGTATTTCGTTTTGCGTGCGTAAATTTGAACTCCCCAAACTCCACGCTTTTTGTATCAGGAATCCCCGGAATAACCTTAATCATCATCGATGGAGCATAACAGGCAATATCAAACCGGCAATCGCCCCGGCCTATATCATACCTGATATTATCAGCATATGCACTGATTTGAGGTGATACCGTCACTCCTACATACGTTTTTGTGTGCTGAACATCATCCGCATACGCTGAAATGGGAACAGAGATTTTAATTGGAGTTATCAACGATGCCGGATTTGCATATACGTTGATATTCGGAACGGTTAATGTGAAAACTCCCCTTACATCAAACGATGACGTATGAATCGCTGTATCTGCCATTTATTCCCCTGATACCATCAGAGATATCTGAACGCCCCGCAAATACGCTGGTAACGTTTCAGTCCCTGTAATCGTTCTTTTAATCCATACCGGCTGTGATTCTCCTGTATAAATGTCACATAACAGGGACGTATCAAAACTTTCATCCGCGGGTTTTGTTGTCATCGTATCATCTGCCGTCCCTGCTGCAATCGTGAGCGTAATCCTGCCTGATATGGATTCAGGTGGATTGACAAGCACCGGGGTATAGGTCTTTGTCAGAACGTCAGATTCAGTCGCTTTGATAAACGCTTTCCGGTAATCCGTTAATCCTGCTACGTTTTCCGCTTCGGTGATATCATCAAACAACGATGCGACCTCAATGGTTCCGATTGTCCCGCCGTGACTTGTTCCCTCGGTCCAATTCGCACATTTGAGCAGGATTAACCCTGAAACCGACGTGATGAGGGTCTGATCAAACCCTTCCAAATCAAACTGACCCAGATCAAACTTCATACGATCATCATCCCTGAATTCAGGATCGGACCACCTTTCCGGCTGATTGGAGTTAAATATCGAACGATAACAACACCTGAACCCCCAATACCAGTTCCTGATGTATATGACCCTCCAGCACCCCCGCCATAATCGTTTGTGCCGTTTTCTCCGGCTACCGTGGATGACATCCCCCCATTGCCCCCACCACCGGCACCCCCAAGTCCTTTTAGTGAGGTATTCGTTGAATTACTGCATATTCCCCCACCGCCTCCACATCTCAAAACCCCATCGATCCCAGTGGTCCCGCTACATGGCGATGGGTTGTTTTCCGTTGATCCGGTTCCCTGTCCGGTTCCCCCACTATATGCTCCCGGTCCTCCGTTTCCCCCATTCGATCCTCCTGCACCTCCTAACGTTGATATCGATCTCCCCCCACCACCCGAGCCGCCGTTTGCGCCATTTTGTTCGGATGCTGCCTTTTTTCCACCAAGCGCCTGAATAGTTCCAAATGACGATGTCCCCCCATCACTATTTTGAGCCCCTGCACCAACAACGATTTGGATATTGCCTGATACGTCTTGGTTAAACCTGGATACCATGTATCCCCCACCAGCACCGCCATAAAAATATGCTGGTCGGTTGCCCCCCCCTGCCCCTACAACCGTTACATCTACCGTTCCAGGGCAATCGTTAGGAACAGTCCAAGACGTAGAACCGGCACCGGTGAACTTGTAATAGGTATAACCATCAGTTCCAACCGAATATGGACCGGTTACGGTAACAGCCATTTATATCACTCCGGATGAGTTGGCCATACGATTGATTCAACCGATGAATAGGTATCAGGGATATCCCTCAAATCCTGCCGGTATTGTTTCCAGCCGTTCTTTTTGTCATCGGATAACGGAGCATCAGATACCTGCGTCCAATCGCAATCAGATAACAGATTATTCCTAACTTTCCTGACTGCTTTCCACTGGTTGTCTGGAATACGTTTCTTCTCTTCAACCGATTCAAAAACCATCTGATTATACTGGATATCAACATCGTGATTATCAGATACGATCTGATCGTCCTGTGCCACTAATGCAGACAGTTCTGATTTTAATTTCTCAATCAGAGCCAACCAGTCCTGTTTTGTCCTGCCTTCTGGATGTTGTCTCACCCTGTTCAGTTCTTCATTTTTCGCGTATATCTGGTCGATAATCCGGTCCTTGTGACCAGGATGAGTTACCGATACCTGCGAATAGGCAATTTCACTTAATGCCTCATCGTATCTGGTTTGAATTTCTGCAGGAAATGTCATTATGCGTCCTCATATGCTTCGGTTGTGTATGTCAGATATACATCGGTCAAAACTACATCAGCGGCGCTCGTATCGTCCCCCTTTCGGTATAGCCGGAATATTATCTCTTCTCCTCCAACTACTGTCAGCCCTGACGGCGCTTTTGCAGGAGTGAGAGCAGACGATACGGATGATAGTTTCAGCACGTTTGCAGCCACTCCAGACACATCAGTAGTGACCTCGACGGCCGTTCCCCATGCAGTATCAAGACTGCCAGCATTTCCAACTATGAGTGCCTGGAGCCCGAATATTACGTTTGTTGATGCAGCCGATTCTGATTTAAGAAAGAATCCGGTTCTGAACGTGAACCCGGCAGATGCCTTGTAATTCAGTGGCAATCTAAACCGCCATTGAGCATACGTGTCAGTAGCCCCTGCTGCAAACTTCGTCCCTGTCACTACCTGCTTATTCGTGCTCATTTCAACCGAATCAGACGCGGCTGCGTTTGCGGCAGGGTATTCTGCCGTGGAACCGAGCAATATCACCGTTCTCTTTGCATCGGTCGGCATTTGTGATGTTGTGAACTGTCCGGTGATTTGAGTCGGAACCAACCCGGTGACGGCTGAAGCATCAACGGCAGGGAGTTTGGCGCTTCCATCGAGCTGAACAAGATTATTCGCTGCCGTTCCTACCGCTAATCCGTCTTTCAGAATCTTTTGAGTGCCTGACCACTGTGCAACCTTGTTTTCAGTCGTGGTTGCAGGTGCACCGGCTTTTGCTGCGATATCCGTCGTGTGCCCTGATATCGTGGATTCAGCGGTATCAAGACGCCCGTCAAGTGACGAAATGTCTGAAGTGTTCGTTCCGATACTGGTTGTATGCCCCGATACGGTTGATTCTGCCGATGATACGCGACTTGCCAAATCCTCTATGTTGTATTTGAACAGGTAATGATCATACGCGGAAAAATCCCGCTCGACTTTGGCACCAGCATCAAACGTCAATGCAGCATTGAGCGAATCGGTTGAAGCGTGCCCGTCTCCTGTCCTGGCAATCGTGACCGTGCCCTGACCGCTGGAATTCGATTTGTTTGAATAGATACATCGTTCCCAATGGGTAGGACCGGTATAAATCCGGCAAATGCCCGTGCCATCAGGCAATACTCCCAGATCTGCTACTTCAATCAGCGTGGTTTCAGTCGTAATCGAAATGAGAGTTGTTGTTGATGGAGACCCGTCTTTTGCCGGATACATGGTTTTTTGTGCCATGTTTCACTCCGGTTAAGCCGGTGGCCGTGAGAGTGTACACGTTCCCTCTACAATGAGGTTTCCGCCATTGTGGAAATAATCCGGGAACGTCCCTGATATCGGAACGTATCGAGTCAGCATCACGTTGTTTGCATTCAGGAAACAGATAGATCTTACCTGTTTTGACCCTGTAAATTCAAATTGCGTGCTGATCGTAACCGTTCCGGTTGATGTGCTGTGTGAAGCGGTTGCCTGCTTCCGGTCATACCCATCCCCGGACAACTCGATCTGCGGTCCTGTCTGCGCCGTATTATACGCGGTATCGCTTCCATCGAGCGCTATGTTGTTAAATGCTAAATATGCCTTTGATAACTCTTTCAATCCTGCATCTGATATTTGGGACATGGTTTAACCTCCGATACAATCATACCCTGATATTCTTCTTCCGATACTTCCCGCATGGCTGATTCATGCCATGGCCCGCCCGGATACTCCTGATACCGGATTTTAACGGTCATTTTTGGTTCTGGTGATGTAATTTCAATCATATCGATCCTCGTGCGAAATAAGCCCGCCTCGCTGCTCTCGCAAACAATTTAGGCAGGTCTTTTGCAATTTCAGCGTTCCCGAACCGGGAATTGTTCATGTTCACGTTTAGTTGGATGTTTGCGCCTCCTTTCCCCATCCGTTCAACCTCGTTTCTGGATAGGATGTATTCCCCTTCGTGGACAAGTGCAGGACCGGTTTCAGTTACTTTGCCGCCGGATTCAAATGCAGAACCCCATCCACATGGAGACGGATTTCTCCATCCGGGTCTGAACCCCTCAAACATCTGCCGGTTGCCTGAATAGGTCATACCAGGCATGTAATTTGATGCAGAAATCGAATTCCCTGAATTTGAATACGATAAACTGTTTATTGCGGAGTTTGCTTGTGCTATTTTATCCGCTGCTACGTTCACGACCTTATTCATCGTTTCAACTGCTGCGTTTCCAGCCGCCTGGTATGCTGATGATAATAGATTTGTAGTTCCAACATTCGAGTATATTGAGTCTTGGAGCCGTGTATTCGCTTCAGTGAGCGAATCCACCTTTGCAGAACCCTCTTTCAGTCCGAGAATGACATCAATATCCAGGTAAGACCTCTGAACCGGCTTCCCGGTTTTCGGATCAATCATCGATTCGTAACTCGAACTGGTAGCAGTTTTCCAGCCGTCAGATGCGAGTGAACTATTAAGTGCGTCTACCGCTGACGATTTTAAATTACTAATGAATGTAATCAGTGCAGTTGCAATATCCTGTAACGCCGGGGGCAATTTTGAGATATCGCCTACGGTTTTTATTCCCGCATCACCAAGAGATTTGGTTGATTCAGTTAATGTGGATTGTATTTTCGAGGCTTCATCTGTTGTAAGGATGCCATCATCCATGTATTTTGTATATAAGGACTGTGCTGCAGATGCCAACCTCACAGAGTTTTCCATTTCTGATGATTGTTTTGTTGATGTGGTTACAGTACGATTGTATTTCCGGATCTCTGCTGATAAATCGTATATTACAGACTGTGTCGTTTTTGTAGATTGTTCAATGTCATTTGTGTAATCGCTGATTAATCGACCAAAATTATCAATTACTTCTGCGTTTTTCGCATATTGTTTAATTCCTCCCTGTGATGATACCAGGGTATTAAATTCTGAATCAGAGGCATACGGGACTCTTCCCCGCATTATGGCAGTCAATTCTGCATCAGTTAATGGAGAACCGGAACCGGAACGAGACTGTGAAGATTTACTTAAATTGAAATTAACTAGATTACTTATATCGAGTTTTGCAATTTTGCTCAAAGTATCGTTTGCACCGTCGGTGGTTTTCGTTAATTGGGTAACCGATTCGGATTGTTTTTTATGTTCATTATATAGTTTAATTAGTTCATCTGTGGAGATTCCTAACTCACTCGCCCATAATTTGAGTTGTCCACGCTCTTTTTCTGCTTCCACCTCCGAATATTTTTGATTGTCTTTTAATGATTTGGAGATATCCGACGACGAATCGTATTTAGAGTTTATATTTCGGACATTTGCATCAGTTTCTTTCCTGATGTAATACTGATCCATTGACTCAAACAGAGTTTCATATTTTGATTTAAGTCGTTCTAATGCTTTCTGCTCATCGGTTTTGGCTTCGGTTGATTTTCTTGTTGCTGTTGTATTGTCTGAAGTCGCCTTAGTATTATCTGATTGAGATGGTTGGGAACCACTAGATGATTGTGATGCAATGCGTTTATCATTATTATAGGCTGCAAGTGCAGTATCTACTGACGCCCCTTTGTTCTGGAGCATATATTGCGATTGATAGGTATCCCAATCAGAGAATTTTTTATATAGTGCACTAACCTGTTCTGTATTTTTGGTATTGGATTCTGTATTTTTATTCTGTGCATCAGTATTCTGATTGACGGTTTTATTGTCTGGGGTGGTTTGTGTTCCTCGAACATCATTTATGTTCTTACCCGTTCCGCCGCCTTCGTTGCTGATCCACTGTGTATCAGGGGACAATGTAGATACGTCTGGCCCCATCATCTGAACCATTATCGGGGCGTTCTCGATTTGAGACTTGTAATCCAGGTATATTTCATACGCGGATCGCATATCGTTCTCATAATCGTTCAACTCCATCATGATTTTGACGGGGTTATCTATAATCGGAGTTAAAACGCCGTTCTCGTATGCGTAGAAGATTGAACCGTCTTCAAACTGTACCGGTTTGAAATCCAGTTGTTGCATTACATTAGCAGCACCCCCGGCCTTCTCTGCAAGCTCAGGATATTTGGCTGCGAATGCATCCATGTCAGATATGAACTGACTATAATCACCAGACTTCTTTAACGATTCAGTCCATTTCTCTAACGATTGCCCGCTCTTCTCAAATGCATCCTGCCATTTACTCATGGCATTATTCAGATCAGCTGACGATTTGTCTGCGAACGTTTTTACTTCAGTCCCTGCATTCTGCAGGCTTTTAGCCACTGCACGTTCAAACTTTTCAATTTCATCAGAAGTTTTCTTATACTTTTCAGGATTGAAATATCCATCTAGGATGTTTCCAGATTCCCCCCCTAATACAGATGCAGCCCCCCCAAACGGATTTGAGATGAGAGTAATCATATCCAGAGCTGGTTGTAATTTGGAGGTTAGTGAATCAACTCCATCGAGCAATTTCCCTGCATCGATTTTACCATTAGTATAGAACGAATCTTTGAATTTACCGGCTGCATCTGCAGCAGCCCCCTCCCAATCACCATTTCGTAACGATTCAGAGAATGATTTAGCAAACGCAGCATCATTTATAGCGAACTGTTCAAATGCAGCCCCGGCACTAGCCAAAGCCCCATCAACCATTTCGCGAAGAGCAGCACCAAAGCCCCCGCTCATATCACCAATTGCAACACGCATTTGTGAATCTAATTCATACGCGAATACAGCTGCATCAGGAATGCCTTTAACAATGAGATCCTTTGCGGTTGCGAACCCATCACCAACAGCATTCGCTAATTCTCTTCCGGCTTGCTGATACTGACCACGATCAATAAGGTTTGCTGCGTTATTGACATGCTCAATTGCGTTATCTACATTTGTCCTAAAGTCTGCAAAATTGGTTTGATATGCGACAAAAGCACCTGCAACAGCACCAGCACCAACAATTAATGCAGGGCCAACCGCTACAAGAGCAGAGGACAATAACCCCACTTGAGACGCGGCACCGGATGCAGCAGGCCCTATAGGTGCAATGTATTGAAGTGCAGGTGTAGGATTGATCTTCTCAAGTTGTGCAAGAGAACTAACCAGAGTAGTAACACCAGTTGCTGCAGTTGTTGTCTGTGCAATTTTACCGATAGAAGCTAACGTACTAACTAATGATCCGCCTGCAGACACAAACGGACCGAGGACCATCATTAAAGGCCCTAATGCAGCTGCAAAGATTCCCACTCCTGCAGCGGCCTTCTTTCCCTCTCCATCAAGATTAGAGAACCAATCAGCAAAGCCTTTGATTGTAGGGACAACAGTATTCTGAATATACGGCACTAAATCGTCTTTCAGAATAGGCATGATATCGTTCTGAAGAATCGGTAAGAACGATTCTCCGATATCGATAACCATGTTATGCAGTTCGGCTTTTACCTTGTTCATCTGCTGAACTGCAGTATCTGACATGGTTTTATAGGCTTCATCAACAGCGCCAGATGCATCTTTCATCTGGTTTGTAAAGTTCCCCATCATCTCTGATGAGAGAACCATACCGGCCTGTGACGCTTCAATTGATCCGGTGACTTCAGTCCACTGTTTGCCGTCCTCTTTCAACCCATTGTTCAGAATTGAGATAATATCAAACAGAGACTTCCCAGAATCACTTAACTGTTTAAAGTCTGCTCCTTCTGTGACTTCATCCAGGTATTTCGAGAGTTCCGAAGCAGGATCTAACAACTCTTTAAACAGAGCCTTCATCTGCGTAGCAGATACGTTTGTAGGAGTGCCCTGTGCGGTTAATGTTGCGAATGCTGCAGCCACATCCTCAATGGAAATACCTAAAGCGTTTGCCATAGGGGTTGCCTGATACATTGACTGAGATAATTCCTCGAAATTAGTTTTACCTAATTTGACTGCCGTGAACATTGCATCTGCAGCCCTTTCAGCAGACACCTGATCGTTTGTATAACTGTTCATCACAGTTGTCAAACCATCGACAGCCGTCTCTAAATCAGTAACCCCGCCTATTGAGGACTTCGCTGCAACCTCAAGAAAAGAGAATACATTATCTGAGGGTACACCGGCAGATATGGCCTGATACAATGCAGGAACTACCTGTTCAGACATTATACCAAACTCTGATGAGAATGCCTTCACATCATCAGACATCTGACCCATGGCCTCTTTTCCGAGTCCGGGCATGAGCGTAAAGACTTCAGCCATTTGGCTTTGGAAGTTTGCAGCCTGCTGAGTCATTGCCCCGATTGAGGCAACAGCCACAGTCATGGGTGCAGTAATGCCTGCTGTGAGCCCTGCACCGATTGAAGACATTGAAGCACCTAATGCTTCAAACTTCCCGCCTATTCCGGCCGCCTGTGTCTGAAGTGTTTCAAATTGATGAGTGACATGCTGAATTGCAGAATCAACACCAGATGCATCAGCGTTTATCTTTACCGTTGGCCCTTCGATGTCACTCACAATAAGAGTTTCATCTTAAAAATAGGAGATATAAAGGGCAGGAGAAAAAAAGATTATATGAAAATGGCAGTTACTTCGGGAATTGTTTTAGATGCACCTAATACAGTAGTATATGTTTTCATCCCTGTCATTACACCAATGACTTTTACATAATCCTCTTCAAGAGGCCTGGATCCTGTAGTTCTGTATGATACCCAAACATCTTGTTTCCCCCCATCTAACCAATTCGTGACCGATACCCGGAGTATATAGTTATCTCCGCTCTGTTGAACCTGTAATACTTTTCCATTGAACTTAATGAGTTCGCCTTCATATTTGCCCGGTGTTCGTGCTACATCCTCCATAAATGGTTCATCTGCTTTCTTCTGAAGTTCAGACTCACTCATTCCACTGTATTTGTTTATGCTTTCCTGATAGGGTGAGGGTGGAAGCATAAATAACCATATCACAATCGCCACAAATATGAAGAATCCGAGCACTATGCGGGCTTTCCATTTCTTGTCTTTCGCTTCATCATCAAATAATTTAATCATTCTTTTTCACCTATGTATTACTTTACCGAAAAATGTTATGATTTGATTTTCTCCGGGTCTCTTACCCGTGCACCGGAGCATACTTCTATCGTCTGCCAGTCCTCCAGGAGTAACCGGGCTTCTGATTTGAGTATTATACTCAGCTGCTTGTCATACAGGTGTTGGCAGTTGTCCCGGTATGACTGAACTGACTGGTAATGATTCGATTCGTGGACGATTAAGTCAAATGAACCCATACAGTAAACGCAGCACCAAGGATCGGAGGTCATATTTCCACCCCAGATAATACTCCAACTGAAATCAGTTTCATAAACTTTGCAATCCCTTCTTCAGAGGGACGGGCACAATCACCCACACCTTTAACATTTACAACAGACATGATCCCTGCTTCTTGCATCTCAAAGAGTAACATATGAAACCGTTCAGGCGGGATCTTCGTGTCTTTAAGTTCCGGGTGCATCTCATTAATATACAATTGTGTTAAAATGTCGATTGCAAATACCAGACCTTTCTGAGATAGTTTGATGATTCCTTCAGTTGATTCTAGTATCCCTGAATTAATTGCTTCGAGAACATATCTTTCAGATTTTGCTTTCTCTTCAGCTCTCATCGCAACCATCATTTCTTCGGTATAATGAATTTGAACCGCTTTCACAAGTTCAGGTGCTTCAGATGCATTGTGATCTACATCATTAATGAGCATTACCAAATGCCCAACCGAATTGATAAAATATCTCCCTCGTATGTGTTTTTTACTACTTGGAAACTTCTTAATAGCAGCTCGTATATCTCTCCAGGTAATTTTTAAGAGATTCGCAACAACCCTCATATCATAAACGGGAAGTTTGCTATCAACATAATTTATGACTGCCTCAATCTCATCTTTGTGAGTTGCCATATATTCATTAAGAGCAAGTTCGGCATCTGCACAGTCTGACATATCCAACCCATGCACGCAATTAGCAAAAATGTGATGATTATCTTTAATCATCTTAATTGCTTCATCTTCACTCATTCCGAATTGTTCTGCAACAGAAGAGAGAGAATATAATTCGGTCATGCTTCTTCCTCCAGGGTAGACTGTTCCTCATCAAGAAACACTGCTCTTCTAACAACTTCTACAATCTCCCGTCTCCAAAGAATATACTGAACGTCAGCCCCTCCATGTCGTTCTAGTATAATCTCTCCATAGACTTTACCGGACTGGGTTAAGTTCCATACTTTTTGTTTTGCACCGGTTTTCTTTATCCGGTAATCGTGCTTCTGATACCCAAGCTTTTCGAGGATGTTATTTACTGACTGTGCAGAGAGTCCGAGTTCTTTACCTATCTCTGTTGCAGTTAAGGTCGGGATATCCTCATCAGATCGCCGTGCGACAAGCGCCCTCAGATAATCAAGCGGTTCACCAAACTGATCCTCTAGCTTTGCGAGACAAGCAGATGCAGCCCTGGAGATGTCAACCCCGATAATAGTCATTGCATCTGCCCTTTTCATCTCTTCTTTAAGAGAGTCAGATAATAAGATGGTTTGAGATGGAGAAGTCAACGTAACAGTTTCGCCCATTAACAGTTTTTCGGCAGTGTCTGTTAACCAATTACGCATCCGAATGAGTTTCTCTCTTCGCTCATCTTTGTATCTCTTATAATTAACAAGCGTTAAGAAAGATACCGCATCTCTGATGCTTAAATCGTAATCGTAGACGGAACCATTAGCCGATCGTGTAATACGATCGGTGCCCAAATCTCTAAAGAAATCGGAATTGCCCGTTAATTTTTCACTTGCATGAGAGAATTTAATATCATAATACTCTGCAAGCAGCCGTAATGAGGTTCTCCATTTTCCATCAGAATTCTTAAACTGGATCGCAGTGTCCTCAAACGATAACTCTTTTACTTCAGGAATCGAATCTTTCATTGTATTTGTGTCCAGCGGTTCACTTGGCGGTGTTGCTGGATTGCCTTCTTTTTTAGTCATTCAATCAACTCGTTTCCACACTCTGAACAGAATTTACTTTTCTCACCATTCATTGTTTTACACTTCGGGCACATCCCAGGAAGAGATACCCCGAAATACTCAATTGCCATGCGTTCAATGATAGCGGTTTTAGGTTTTTTAAGCCGTTTTGCCTCATTGTTAATTGCATCAAATAATCGTTTATCAATTCTTGACGAAAAGTGACATTTACACACAGTCACTCGTTTCACCTCCTTCACAGGATGTATTTAGATAATATACGCTACAAATATTTATACATTCTGTATTATTGTAGTTTTACACACTACAATTGAGCACAATCTTAAATAATTGTCAGGAATTGATACTACACACAACTACAATGGTAGAGTATTACCCTACAAGCGTTCGGCTTCCGGTTGACGTGCGCAATAGAATTAAGTCAATAGCTAAAACCAGAAATACAACGCCGTCACAGATAATTATAGAGGCCTGCATTGAATACCTGGATAAATCCACTCCCGGCCTATGCCCCTCCTGCCATACTCAAAACAATCCCGATTCACAATACTGTCAGAAGTGCGGATCATCTCTGTTGTCAGGGACATCAGATCCGTTCAAGAAATACAAAGACGAAAGAGATGAACTCATATCAGAAGTTGATAGGGTACTTGAGATACTTGAGCCATATAAACCGCTTATAGAACTTACAAGAGAATTCTCGAAAGAAGACATTTTATTATTAGTCAGATTAAGCGGGGCTTTGATGAAAAATAAAGATCTCATGAGAGAGATGGTTGAAAAAGTGCATGAAAAAGAAGATAATTCTTCAGAGTGAACCCTTCAAATCATGTATTTAAGTTTTATCTTCAACACTTCGTTGATGATGGGTTAATTTTCGTTTATTTACTGATTCTAGCATTAATAGGCCCGGTTCCATGTGGTGTGTAACCGCCTGCATAATGCGTCCGTTTGGAATTCTGACCGATTTTAGATAGTAACAATAAATCGTTGTTACTGCAAAATAGAGCGAATTATAATAGGGAGAATTCCCCCTATTAACTCAAATCCACACCGAAGAACATACCAATCGTATCGTATGAAGTCTCATGAGTTGCAATCAAATCCTCCTCACTCTTCTTACTCATCTCTGCATCCACATCAACACCGTTCATATGGCCTGCAATCCTAAGGGCGTGCATCTTCTGATTGATTGATCCCTGTCTCCAGTACACAACCAGTTGGCTGAACGTCAGACGATAGAGACAGTATTCTCTGGTTGCCCAGGAGTAAAACCATCCCATCTCTGTAACTATTCTGACGTATTGAGTAATTGCGGTTTCGAGTTCTTTGATGACTTCTTCGCGAGTTCTTCCTGGATCATTGCTTTGATCCCCGGAGTCAGAAGATCCAGCATCGCCTGTTGGTTTCTCTCCTGTTTCCTCTGTTTCGCCTCGTATAAAGGGCTTAGAACATGATCCACCACATCATCATACACAGATCCAGGTATGTTCTGCTCTACCCAGGACTTATCGATCCATTCTGGTTCAGGTAATCCAGCGTTCAGACAGGCAACCAAACACCGGAGTTTCATTTCAGTCTCATCCGGTTTAGAACCATCAGGATCAACGAGAGTCTGATAGTAGAACCGTGAATGCATCATAGATGCAATGGCAGGGATACGAGGGAGAGAGAATACTCTTCCCCCTACCCTGATTGGTGATCGCTGTTCATCCTTAGCGAGAATATCAAAATCTTTGATTGAGTTATCTATATCCTGACTCATTCACAATCAGCTCAGTGTCGGCTTAGTAACTTCTCCAGAAGTCCACGGTTTCAAGGTGACTAACTGCTCACCATCAGTGAGAGTAGTATCACACACCGCGATCAAATCAATGGAGAACGTAACCGGCTTATCTATCTTTTTGTCTTCCGGGATGTTGAACTTTCCGCCACCAATGGCGTATACTTTCTTGAAATACAGATAAAACCCGCCGCCGCCGGCCTTTGAGTGAACGAAGAGCAGTTTGCAGGATCCCATCTCATCAACGTTACCACCAAAAGATACCTCAGTTACGTTGCCTGATCCGTCTTTGGTGACTTTAGCAAGCCCGCCGAACAGTTCAAAGAAAGCGGCCTGCTGCCACTGTGCAATCTCTACAGATACCTTAAACGTTTCATCACCGGGCACAGTTCCGAAGAATGCATTCTGTGCGGTGAGTTCCTGGATATCCGGCTGGTATTCCATACTCAGGTTGTAAAACGGCCCGAGTTCAGTCCAGGTAGTTGAAACCGGCACCCAAAGAGTACCTGATTTCACGTACATCGGTACGTTTGCGAGTTTCTCAGTTTGATATGCCATGATTATCTCTCATTAAATTAGCCAACTCTTCCCCGGTTGGCTCCAGGTGTTCAGCAGTCCGCCCCATCTGTTTCATGAGTTCGATGAATCTGAATCGGTAATAGATATCCTCTTTCATCAGGAACAGGCAGATATCCAGGAGTTTCAGCATGAATGCAGGCTTCCTGAACGGTTCCGGATCCTCTTTACTATCGAACAAATTGATGATACAATCGTGCCCGGTTTTGTATAACGCCTGCAACCGTTCATCAGAATAGGTATACGCCTCTGAATCATATCGGAGAATGGACGAGTGAACGAAATCAATCGTCTTGATAATCGACCCCTTAACCTTCCCCTGCAAGAACTTCCCGAGCGGATGAAAGTATGGATTATACAGAAACCCTACTCTGCTATGAGTGCCTATAGCGTGCGGGTTCGGCTCTTTTGCCGGGTTATAATTGAAAAATACTTCACCGTCTTCTGATACTGCTTTGAGATTGAATGTCTCTTTCTGTTGCTCTGATAGTTTAGGCGGAATCCAACTCATGATTCGTAAATCACCCGGAACAGTTCTACACGCTCGTATACCGGAACAGTGAGATCACAGGTTTGATTCATCTGACCCGTCGAGAGAATGCCGGATATGGTTAATCCGTCCTGAATACCTGCATACCCTCTGAAACAATCCCTGATTGCAGCCATTACATTCTCTGCGCTCATGAACGTTGAACCCTGAACGGTATACGCGATGACTGCGTTGTGAATCCCGGTATTCTCCCTGTCAGGATCACTGATCTTCTCGTATATCGCTCTTGGGTACGTAGCAGAAGCAGGGAACGCGACCGGAGTCATACGAGTGGAGATTAAATCGGTTAATGGCTTGTATGCCATCAGTTTGTTTCGGAGTGCGACTTCGATCAGTGTCATACCTTAAACCCTGATGATATGATTCTAACCATCTCCTGCTCGCATTCATCTCTCAAATCTTCAACCGCGTTTGTCATGTAGAACGTACCCTTGATTCTGGTTCTGTGCCCTCTTCCAGTCACGCCCCCGTATTCCTGGATACGTGCATATTCTACATTTTGAGGACCCACTCTACCCTCTACCGAATATTTACCCGTTCTCTCGACTCGTGGCGGGGCTTCTGCAGCCATCTTGAGGTTTCCGGTATCGTATGGTGCATTCTTACCGGCCCGCTCAGCGATCCTATCTCCTGCTGCAGTCACAGCAACTTCTAACGTATCTGCAACCGAAGTCCCCATCTCCTGTAATGCTGCATTGAGTTTGTCAAGTCCGTGGATCTCTATCTTCAGCATACTGATACCACCTGCAGAACGGTTGAATAACCCAGAGCATCCCGGTACACGTCTACAATGTTGTAAGCAGTGCCGTCAATGACTGCCTGGTGCCTGGTTGTGATGGAGGGATACGAATCGAATAACGTGATCTTGAGCGGATTAAACGTCAGAGTCATGTTATCTTTAACCGTTTCACCTTTCACCGAACCATCCCCCCTGGATACCGAACATTTCAGGTTGGAGTGTCCTGCCAGTGTAGTCCATGCCTGTATAACCTCTCCTGCCTCATCCTGTGTCTCCGTATAACTCTGTATAGTGCATTGTTTGACGAAATCACCGGTTAAAGACGCAAGAGGAGAAGTCATGAATAATCAGCCACTCCAAAAACAGATGAGTTTTCTACCGATGACCTCAGGGCCGATGCTCTGCTCATCAGAGTTTTTGCCATATCAACTCCGGTGACAAGTTGGATGTCTCCCACCTGTTTGACTTTCTCAGTCAGGGCTTTGTTGTTGGCTATATCCTCTAATGCGAGAGCTGCAGCAAGCCGGATATCATTAGACTCAAGAGATAGGTACGCCTGGATCTCCTCATCAGAAAAGATCCATGTTCCTCCTGTCCCTCTATCCTGACAGAATAACCGGACTTTGCCTACATCAGTCCCGGGATCATAGGTGTTTGTCATTTAGTTTAACTTCCTGAACCGTTTGAAGCGACTGCAAAGCGCCAATCCTTCTGACATCCGCCGAATACGTGAGTGACCTTGTATTCAAATGAACGGCTGTCAAAGTCGCCGATTGCGGCCTCTACTCCGCCCATTACCTCAGCATCTGCCTTCTTCTTCAGGACAAGTGGCTGATCTCCGATACCTCTGAGGAATCCTATCTCAAACGCTCCTCTTCCCTGGTTTGGATCTCCGAGTAAGAACCATGACTCATCGTCCGGCCCGTCTGCAGTGACGATGTTTGGAAGCCAGTCGAGTACACAGAGCTGGAGACCTCCGAACCGGTTGGAGTTCTGCAGAGTGAAACCTACCTGCTTACTGTTTGCAGTGTTCAGGTTGGCAAACATCAGGTTTGATGCACCTAACAGATCCTTTGCAGTCTCTTCAAGTGCTGGAGCCACTGCGAGGATTGCCGGAGTGGTGTTCATCGGACTTCCGTCAGGTTTTCTGATTGCCCGGAATGCCTTTACACCTGCACGTAACCCGTCTGCATTGAGCTTGTTGGTAATCAGGTTTACCTGTCCGGATTCTGATTTGAAGAAACTTGCGTGCGGACCTGCTGCATCGACAAGCAGAGAAGTAGCGAATCTCTCCACAGTGTTCTTTGCGTCCTGTCCGAGAGTTGACGGGAGAGACTGGAATGCGTTCAGATCATCGTTTACGAGCATCTCCCATGAGAATTTCATTGATTCCTCATAGGTTTCAACTGCGTAGTAGTATCTGCCTTCTTCTGGAACCGGGATCTCTGGACCCTTCTGTCCTTCCTTGACTTTCTCAAGCAGGTTACCAGTGTTCAGATACTTCAGGTACTGAGTTCTGAAATCACGGACGTTTCGATTGATATAACACCAAGTCTGATAGGTGGATGGTGCCTCATTGTATGCTCCGAGAAGTCTGGAGCTGAGGTTATCCCCTAACAGGATTGGGAAGTCAGACGTTCCCATTGCTTCTGAAAGCAGATGAGATGGCATTTTGCCGTTCACAACACCGTTAATGAGGTTGTTTGCTTCTGCGAGTGCCTTTCTATATCCGGGATCGTCCATCCGTCCCTTTTTGATAAGCCCTGCAGAGTTATACGATTCCATTAACGCTGAAAAGTTTTTCATTTTCTATATCCCCCTTAAATCGCAGCCTTCAGGATATTCACGGTTGCATTACCGGAATCGTCGACTACTCCGAGAACATACCCGCAGAACGGATTCCCAGAACTATCCCCGGTGATCGGGTTTGCTGAATCGTCAAAGTAGACTTTTGAGCCCGCTGCAAGATCGGTGCCTCCTCCGAGGACAAGCCCCTTAATCTCCCGCTGATTGAAGTCTACGAGAGTATATCCGCTTGCATCTTCATCCTGCAGAGCATACCCCACCATATCTCCAACACGGACGATATCACCGGCCTTAGGTGCAGAGGGATAGGATACAACAACGTTCTGAATGAGTGCCGGGTTTCCGTCCCTGACTGGCATATATTTTCGAGTCATGTTTAGAGCCTCCGAACAATCTCTTTGGCAGTCTCTTCACTCATGCCAGAATCAACATACGACTGAATGAGCGCCTTATCTGCCTCTTCCATAGTCGTGGTAGTTGGTTCTGGAGTGGTTGAACCCATGCCTTTGACAGTGCCCTTAGATCCGGTGAGAGACTTTGCATAGGTGATTTCAGATTCGATGAATGCCTTGAGTGACTCTACATCGAGTTTGCCTTCGATCATCTTCGCGTTCTGAACTGCTGCAGTTTTAATCCGCTCTTTTGCGAGTTCAGGGACTTCTGATTTCTCAATCAGTTCTGATGCAAATCCGGCCGCTTCTGCGAGGATGTTCTTTTCCTGCTCTTTTGCCAGTGATTCTTTGAGATTGGTATTCTCTGCTTCAATTGCAGTTATCTGTGCTTTGAGAGTATCGTTCTCTCTCATAAGAGTCTGGTTCGCCTTTTCGGCTTCCCTCATTGACTCAATCCGTGCGAGCCAGTCCCCCCGTGATTCAGTTACAATCTCAGGTGAGATTTGGCCACTTTCCTTGATTTCAGCCATTTTTGTATTCCCTTGAGTCTCACTGATTTGTAACTCGTGAGTCTCATCGTCCGAATTGACGCCCGTATTTACCCAGGACTCGTATATTGCCCCGATAGAGCCTTTGGCTCCCGGCTGTGTCACGAAATCAACTGATAATACTGCATCAATGCTTTCGACAATCGGCCCTGTTTTGCCGCCTGCTTCACCTATCCGGGTTTTTCCTAATACAAAGTGACTGACACCAATTACCGGTGCAGCCTCTTTGATAAAATCAGCATAGTTTGGCAATGCTTTTGCAGTCTGGTAAAGCCCCGGCCCATAAATCCCGTTATCCTGCCATGTTGCCTGATCTTCTATGAAGTATGCAGCCAACTGGTTCAGATCCCTCTCGGGCCGTTCTTTGAGTTCAGCCCTTGAAGCGTGATTTATGAACATCTTCGTGCCGGATTTGTATAATCCGGCTGATTTAGTCAGGATCTTTTTTGAATAAAATCCTGAACTCCCCCATCCTTCTGCAATGATTCTGACCGGAAAAGTGCCGTCTGAGTTAAAAGCAGACTCTGATAGCGGGCAGGATGCATCGCTCGTCAGCGTGCGCTGAGTCATCACGGAATCTAGCCCTGACTCTGTCATATACGAATATACTAAAAATAGGAGTTATAAACGGCAGGAAATAATTAGTGCATTGAAAACAGATTATACTGGTATGATCCCGCCGGTTAGTGTGAGGGAGATAAGATCCTGTGAGTCATGCCATGCCTGCAATCAGGATTGTGATTATGGTTGTAATTGTGGATTGGATGAGTTGTTTGTAACCAGAAATGATAGTGATTCTCACTGGCATGATTCATCTTCTCATGTTAATATCACTTTGAATATCCCTATTCTACCTTGTAAATATCATTTAACAGACGATGAATACATAGAACTGATTGATTCCGGAGTGGTTGAATGATCCCACCAATTGAAGAAAGAGCATTTAGGACGTGTTCAGATTGTATATTCTCATATGAGACACATATGGGAGATACTGAATGCAAACTACAGATAGATGTGCTAAAAAGATATGTTCTGGGCAAATCCTGTATTTATAATTACGAAATTGACGAAATGAAAGAACTACTTGATAATCTTGAAAAATAGAGTTAATCAGAGAATAACAGACTCACATCAATCTTTTTGCTCAATTCGTCTCTGATTTCAAACCTGATACCATTGTCACCGGGATACGGTTTCCTGTGATCGAATGGAGGAGTATTCTTACCCAGATCTGAATACCTAAGATCATCAGGTATACCGTCTCGGAATGCGTCGCAAGACCGCCCGTCGGCGTGCATGTGTTTACAAAAAATACAGTTTCCTTGTCGTGGCTGTGTCATAAAAAATTATTTCTTTGGTTTCTTCATACGTTTCTTTGGTAAAAGTTCTGGTTCTGTTTTAACTCTACCAACCGGCATTGGTTCTCCAGGGATGTATAAGTCCACAGGTTCATCATAGATTTGTTTCACTGCAGTCGGTGCAGTTTTTGTCGTTACTAAATCATCAGTTTTCTTAATTAGTTGATTTATCTGGTTTATTCTATCATCAATTTGAGGTTTCGGTTTCTTTGGCTTATCTGGCAATGGTTTATCATACCCGTTCTTGTATTTCGGATTCGGTTTTACAATTACTCTATCCCCCTGCCGGGTAACAATCCACCGATCATCAGGTAGCCCTGAACGCTCTTTCCTGTCTCCAACCCTTGAACCAGTACCACACCTGCAACCGGGGAACCGTGGCGGGAATTGGTGCCCTGACGGGAATGCTTCACGGCTATCAATCCATGATGCAGCACCATTCTCAATACATCCGTCAGATACCCGAGCATCACCCATATTCATCCATCGCTTGAGCATCTGCCATCCTTTCGCCTCCATCTTGTCTCTAGCTAACTGCTTTGATGTCTCCCCGGCTTCCCTCAGCTCTGTTACTGCTACAAGATGTGCCCGGTTACGAATATGACTCGGGCCTTTGACAGGTGCCCCAAAATCCTTGAACTTGTCTTTAATCTCTTTGGCTATCTGCTGATGAGTCTTGTATTTGGTTGTGCCGTCCGGTTGAAGCTCACCTTTGAACCCTTTGGCGATAATCTCCCGGATGTCTTTCTTCGTGGTATCATCTATCTGTGAGATCTTTTTTCCAGCGTTTTGCTCAATATGTTTGTATGCCTCCTCATCAAAGTCATCAAAAGAGATTTTAGTACCTATCGTCCTCGGCTTTGCTGCTTCTTCAAGCGGTATGGATAACTCGTTCTCAAGTGCCCGTAAACAAGTATACGCTGCTCTTCGTTTGTGCTTTAGGAGTAGGTCTCTGAACTCCAGGTATGTTTCAAGCTGAGTACGATCCCAGGCACGCTGAAAGTCATCCTCGTCAAACTCTTCAGGCAGGTATTGGAGCAATATGTTTCCCTGGTGCCGGAAGAACCGGGCCATATCATTTGCCATAGACTTCTCGAGAGAGACCATGGCGATCTCTCCCTGCCTGAACGCTTTCAGCCGTTGGTATTCGGCTGTTGCTTCAAGAAACGGAATCAGTATCATTTAGTGATTCCTGAATCTTGTTTAGTGTCTTTGCTATCTCTCTATCCAGGGACTCCCATGTGTCTTCAACTGGTTCATCCTGTGGATCATCCTCCTCCTGTCCCGCCTTGTTCAGGCGCTGCATAACTATCTCATCGGTTGGAAACAGTTTTGCGAGGAGATCATCTGCATCGTCGAGTTTCAGGATCCGGAGTAGTAACCGGGTGATGGTTTTCATATCCATCGTCCCTGCAAGTTCTCTCCCGTCTAACGTCGCTGCATGGATGATTGCCAGTATCTGTTCATTTACGTCGTGTTCTACGATGTCAGGGAACGTAACGGAAACTTTACGGGATATGCCCCCGGATAAGACGATCTGTTCTTCTCCATACTCATCTTCGATGATATCGCCCTGCAGGATCCCATGTGGCGCTTTGACTGACTGATCAATAACATACTGACAGATGTCCTGTAAGATGTCTGACCATAGTCTCTGCCGGTCCATGAACTGAAGCTCAGACGGCCTTTCTAAACTTTTACTTGTCGCGAGGTTTGCGGTACTTGGATCGGCTGCTAGTAGTTGCTCTGGTATGCCTACTGCAGAGCCCACCATCAGTATGTATCGCCGTGAATCGTCTACATCAGTCGTTGCTCCGCTGAACTTATACGGCTGGAGTTGTGTGTTTTGGTTGCCTACAAAGATACCTGCACTTGCGTAATCACCGTTGCTGTCAGGTGTAAGCATCGCCTCCAATCCGGTTTTGGCTGCTGCAACCGCACTAGCCCCGCCCTTAACCGTGGCGTTCCAGGCAAAACGACTGTAAGCTTTTACCAGCTTGAGCCAGTCCTCTAAGAACTCTTTGTATCCTCTGCTCCAGTCTATAGCACAATATACCTCAGAGACTCCCCACAACATATCAGATAATGAATTGGTTTTGATATGCAGCACGGGTATATCCCAGTTCACTGTCATCCCGTCAA